ATGCAGCCATCCGCAGCCCCCGGCATCGAGCTGTCTAAGGCGTTTCGATCTATCGCGCAAATGGAGCAGGCGTCCAGCGTAGAAGAGTTTGAGGACGCCTGGAAAGGGTACCTCCACTGTATCGAGCGTTGCTTTAATAAGGCAGCAGCCCACTTTAAGAAAAGCCCAAAGTGGGATGCTTGGTGGGGTAAGTACAAGAGCCTTCGAACGAAGGACGAGCTTCTGTCCTACCTTGTAAATGCAAGGGGCGCTGACGAACACTCGGTCGAGGAGATTGTCAGTCGAGAGGGGGCAGGTATAACCATTAACCCTGCATTTGGGGATGTACTTTATTTCGATCACTTTTCAATGGATGGCACCGGTAACATCAGCTTCAGCGCTCCTCTGGGCGCGAAGATTGATTTTATTCCTGAAAGGATGGTCTTGATCCCAGTAAAAAACAGGGGTCGCATTTATCCTGTTCCGACCATTCACATGGGGGCGATGATCGATCCTTGTGATGTTCCGAGGGTTGCGAGACTTGCCCACGGATTTTATGCTCAGTTTTTGTCTGAGGCAGATAACTACTTTGTAAAGTAACTAAACCTTCAGGTCGGCGCCCACCTTCATGTACACCACGGCGTCATCGCCATGGCCCGCCTGGTAGTGTTCTGTCATTTTGACATCTGCGTGCCCCATCAGGCCTTGGATGTATTCCTGCGGGAAACCCTGTTGTTCATACAGCCACGCACCAAGTGCCCGGATCTCGTGAAAGGTGGGTCGCTCGCCGGCTGGCATGTCCTTATAGGCCTCGGAGTCGTCCCTCGCCTGGGCGAATGACTTGGTCAGATAGTCAGGCGTTACGGCATTCCAATGCAGCTTGGCGTCGAGCTGCGATCGCTTGCGGGCCTTCGGCGAGTAGTGGATCAGGTACGGGCACACGACGGGCGATCGTATGCATTCGGCAACGACCTCGCGCAGCGCCGGCCCCATGGCAATCTCCAGGTGAACCGGCTTTCCGTAATTTTGCGTCTTCCCGGGCGATATCTTGATGGTGTTCTGCTCGAGGTCTACGGCCGACTTCGGCCACATCACGATATCCTCACGCCGCTGAAGACTCAGCAACCCAAGACGAATGGCCCGCTTCAGCCAGATCGGTGTGCCCACGTAGTTCAGTATCGTGTTCAGTCCCTCGACGGTGTGGCGCTGGCGCTTCTTCTCGGCTTCCTTCTTGACCAAGGTTAGCTCGGCCGAGTTGCGCTCGCATAGGCCCTTGGCCACGGCGAAGGCAAATATCTGGACGAGCAGCCCGCGGTGCTTGGTGTAGGCGTTGTTCTCGAAGCCGTCCAGGTATTCGGCCACCGTCAGCACGTCCAGCTGCCCCATCATCAAATCGCCCAGGTCCTCCCGGTACCGGGCCAACTTGAACTTGATTTCCTTCAGCGTGCGCTCGGCGTAGTTCCGGGTGCCCAACCATTCCTTTTCGAATCTATCCAGGCAGCCGCTGAACTTAGGTGCGGCTTCCCCGGTGATCATGGCGAGCAGTGAGCCGTCATCAGCCAGGAGTGGCAGGAGTTTGGCATTGGCGGCGTTGGCCAGTTTGATGGCTTCGGCCATGGGCTTGTTGATGCTGGTCTTCTTCCCGGTGATCGGGTTTTTGTACTGCCAATACTTTCCATTCGGGTAAAGATTTGCCGGCAGATTCCTATTCTTGATTGTCCTGGCGCGAGGGGGAGCCATCAGCCAACCTCCATCATCTTGGCCAGAAGCGGGTCATTCGACCCCATGACGGCCGCCTGCAGGTCTACAAAATACATCCCCCCCTTTACTTCCCCGATCACTTCGCCTTCCTCGATCCATTTCTTCAACTGCTGAACACTTGGCTTGCCGCCGGCGTACCTCAACTTCCTGTACTCGCTCACCTCCATGAGGCGGGGGAGCTTTACCGTAATTTGGGCAATGACTTTCGCCATGATGGTGCTCCGGGCCGTGCTCGGCTCTATCTTCGTATTTGTCTTGCGACACGTTTCAATATTCGCGATTTGTGTCGCGTCACGGCCTATTCGTCACGCGGAGCGGGAATGCCTCGCCTTTCCATTTGCCTGGCCGGCCGCGTATATCGCCGTATTGCCCGTACTGATGAGGCTTCTTGCTCGAGAACAGTTTTTCGCATGCCTCGAGTCGGGCCCGATCGGTATGGAGTGCGATCAGTTCCTGGCCCGCCGTCGAGCCGACTTGTATCCAGCCCAGCTTGTTCCGCCCGTAGTTATCGGTCTTGAACAGGCGGTACCTGTTTCTGTGTCCGGTACCTGGAGAGGAGGATTCGGTGTTCAGGTAAAACGATATGGCGCCCAGTCGGACGCGCAGGACTGTTTTAGCCATCTGATCGCCCCTCCGATTCAGCCACCATGCGCAATTTGAGGTTGATCCCGCAGGCCTGGGCCAGCTGCGTCAGTTCGCTGACAGTTGTGCTGGGCTCTTGCATGGCCTGGCCGAATCGAACCAGGCGGGAGCCGAGCTGGTTGAACTCGCTCTGAAGAGCAATCCGGCCGTCACTGGGTGTTGTGGCTGTCATGGCTGCGCCTCCGTTTCTTCGACGAAGGAGTCGACAGGGTTGGCTTTAATGGAAAGGTCGCGCGGATCTGTGCCGGGGTTGTTCCTTTCCTGTCCTGGAATGGCCCTATCAAGTGCATCGGCCAGCGCATCCAGCATCAGCCCTTGGCGTCGATTGCAGTCAAGGTGGTTTCGGATTGCTTGGACAATCACGCTGTTCATGCTGCGGTCTTCGAAGACAGCTAGGGCCTCGACATCGGCTCGCATGTCGTCTGGTAGGCGCACCACGAATTTATCTGCGGTGCGGGAGTCGTACCGCTTCATGGTTGTTTCTCCGTGGTTTTGGCTGAATGCCATTTGTTGAGGGTGTGAACGACGATGCAGGTGGTGCAGATGAGCCACAGGACCGAGCCTGCGAACCCTGCAAGGACGGCGCTGGTGGAGGGGCTGCAGACCATTTCCGGCGCAGCAAAGCCAAACCAGGCAACCGTGAGCGCGACGTAGACGAACATGAACATCAGCGCCTCAAACAGGCGCATCGCTGATAAGCGTTTAGGGGGCATCACTTTCTCCAGGCCGAACGAATCCAGGCCGCGTAATAGGCGTTTGCAAAAGATGGATTGGTGTCTCGGTCACTTGGTCGGTGAGGGAGTAGGCTGCAAATTAGCAAAAGCTAAACAACAAGGCAATGCATTTTGCTAAATCACGGATTGCTAATTGTAAGAAGGCAGGGCCTGCGTTCGGGCTCGTAGTGGCGAAGTAATGGTGCTAAATTCTGCGCATCCGCCAGAGGAAACCATCACAGGAGGTGGACCATGAAAATCATCACCCTTTTACTGGCCGCAGTTCTCGCAGCCGCCTCTGTATCTGCAATCGCTCACGGTGGCCGTACGGACAGCCAAGGCTGTCATAACGACAAGAAAGCTGGAACACGCCACTGTCACTGATCCAATTGAATCAGCAACCGCGCTGGGACCTGAAAGAGGCCGCAGCACTGCTCCAGTGGATAGGAGGCGACCAGCTCTGCATGATTTCGAACAACGCTCTCCATCCGCCGCAGACAATCCGCGCAGAAACCTACATCCAGGCGCGCGGGTGTTGCTGGTGTGGAATTTGAACCTTGTAGCGCCCAGGCCGTGCTGAAGATGTGCACGGTTTTTCATGATGGCGAGGATCGGCTGGCGGGTTATGCGGATGAGGTTATGGCGGGGCAGATAAAGCGAAGCAAGCCCGAATAGGTGCGTCGTTTGGCGCGGCGGGATGCTATGAGGGCCGAATTTTTCATGCTGAAGCTGTGAAAGCCGGGGCTGATAAGTCAAATGTCGACTCTTTTGATACAGAATTTCATTTTATTGAAGGCACCGCTGTGATCTATACTCCGGATCCAGAACAGCTCGCGAAGAAAACGGAGTCTCTAGGGAGCATTATGAACACAGGAACCCCTTTACCAATTCGCTTGGGGAAATCACCTCTCGTCGAAGCGTTGTTTGAAATTAGGTTTCAAGCGCAAGGCCCCGCTTCAAGCATATTGCCTGGCTTTTTGTACACTAAGCTTGGTTGCACTGAGATCACTAAAACCCCGCATGCTGAGATTCCTGACCAAATTCGTCAAACTGCTCCAGAGTTAAAGTTTTTACCTCTAACCAGGCTCACGTGGGATAAATACTTCATAAGTCTCGGTGACAACAACATTGTAATATCTAGCGGATATCCTTACAGCGGATGGCCAAATTTCAAACAGGCCATTAAGAAAATTCTCTCTATTGCGCATGAGCTTGGACTGATTGGGAATATTGACAGATATTCATTGAAGTATTTGGATATTTTCGAGATGCCGGGATTTACAGCGCCGGGTGATGGGCTTTCATTTAATGTGGGCTTTCCTGGCATTGATAACGATATGCGAACCACCCACCTAAGAACGGAAATACCCAAAGGGTCTCAACACCATATCATTCAGTATTTTGGTGAGGCTCAGGGAAATTTACCTGGGGGAACTGTAAAAAAAGGACAGATGCTGGACATTGACTCCATACAGAACCTTGAAAAAACAAATCTAGAGCACCTGCTGTCAAACTTTGATTCTTTTATGGATAAATTGCACACTCCGAACAAGCAACTGTTCTTCAATCTTATCTCTACTGAGGGTTTGAAAGCTTTGGAGCCTGACTATGAGTAATGTTAGTTTTGTGACCCCTAACAAGGCGACCTTTGGTCCTGCGCTCGCTTTGGCACTTTGCTCGATTTCTGCTATTGCGGACACACCGCTGATCAGGGAGCCAGCAAGCCTAGGTAGCGGAACGTACATCACAAATGCCACGCAATCCACCGCTTCAGGAGCTTTTCAAATGACTACTCCTAGCAGCATTGATTCGTTTGAGGCAGAAATATCTAGACTCTATGCTCGGCTTGCAGAAGCGCAGGTTGATCTAGGTCATGAGTATGAATCGGTGCTCCTTGCAAACATTTCGGATTTATATGAGGAATAGCAATGGAGCTCCAATCTATCAAGGACCAGATTCCGTATTATCTCACTCAAGAAGCAGCCAAAGGACTACTTAATGAGTTAAAGAATTACAGTGATAAAACAGATTTTTACACTTCAAGATATCCCGGGGATTTTCTGCAGGGTGATGGCTGGCATGGCTTCACTGTATTTGATTTTCATACGGGCGCAGGAAGACCAGTAAAAGCGATGGTCCTTTCGAATAGTTGTGATATCTCAACAGATAACGCTAGAGAAATGCCACCTAAAATTACATTCGTTCCCTTAATAAAATTCGACAAATTACAAAAGCTTTTTGAGGATGCAGGGAAAGACCCAAAAGCAGTTCAACAAAAAATGTTGGCAATCAGAGAGCAGAAAAATACATCATTCTTTTTTCTCCCAGCCCAAAGCTCTTTACCCGAAGACTATGTTGCTTGGTTAAGTGACGTCCATTCGATGCCATCAAGCATATTTATCGACAACGAGAAGCGCTCTAAGTTTTTTACACTCAATATGACAGGCTTCTACTTGTTTTTGTTTAAGCTGTCGATTCACTTTTGCCGCTTTCACGAAAACCTTGATCGCTCTAAGGCGACATAGTACGGGCTGAGTGGACGTTCGGCACCGAGTCCGCTTGGCGTCGCCACGGTCTGCTGCCTCTTTTCATTCATGGAGTCGATTGAATGCTCCCTCCCTACTCACTCCCCGACATGCTCGAACGCATCTATGAAAACCAGCTCGCCTTGGAGGCCGCCATCATGGAGCTGTCAATGTGGGCCGCTACCCATGGCGGGCCCCGCGTAGACGAGAACGTCCGGGGCGCCTTGGAAACCATCGGAGAAAATGCCGGACACATCAAACAAGCCCTGGCCAGGTTGAGAGCCCAAGGCCCCGACTGACTCTTAACGCCCCCGGCAGCCCGCCACTGAGTGGGCTTTTTTGTGCCTGTCAGAAAGGCGCAGGCTCCTCTACACCTTCGCTTACCTCGACCGCCCGATCCTCCTCGGCACACGCCTCCCACCTCAGCGTCACCGACTCATCGTCGTTGAACGTCATTTCAATGCCGTCCGTCTCGGGTACTGCATTGAGATAACCCCACTGTCGCTGCCGTGATTGTTCTTTTCATCGCTCAGTCAGCGGCGGAATATAGCAGGTGCCATCATGCATCGAACCCGACATTGGCCAAGTTTTTCGTATCGTGATTTACGTCTCTAGGATGATGGGAGGAGGGCGATCAGTTCATCCAGGGTAGCGATGTCTGTTTCTAGATAAGAAGATCCGGGGTATGTCAGAGCTAGTTGCTTCCCACTCACCTCCACGATGTCCACCAGCCCAAACAGAGAGAATAAATCGAATCCTTCAGCTCGACCTATCTCCGGGACTTCGAAGTCATCCTCATCGGTAAACTGAGCTGCTAGCTCTTGAGCCTCATCCCGGGACTCAAGCAGCTCAATGCCGGTGGGAGGCCGGTAGATGGAAGGCCCGAAGTAGGTGATGGTATCGGGCTGTCCAGAGGTCATGAGGTAGTAAGCGTATTTACCTTCAAGGGCTTTCCGGTCCGGGTGTTCTGGGCCGCGGCGAATAATCCAAGCACCATTAGGTCCTCTGGCGCTTATGTGAGGAACCAAAATTAATTGGTGTGCCCATGGGGTGTACTCAAAGAAGCGTATGGGAAGCGCCGGGCGGCCTAGGTGCAGATGCGATCCGCCACATCTGAACTCTGATCGATGACTGTTAGCGGAAGACCATGAACCAAAGGGCTCCCTCTCTCTCATTAGCTTGATGATGGCTGGGATTAGCTCCTGCGACTTGCGTCCCATCAGCGGTGCGCAGCGTGCGAAATACTTTTCATCCTCTGCGGGTTCCTCAGAGGGGAGAGGGGTGAGCATCTGTTTCCCTATCTCGACGAATTCCCATTCCCAGAGACCATCACGCTGCATATCGACTGCTTCGTGATATTCATTGTTGTAGGTGCGCAGTTGTTCGTCCCGGAGTGGGAGGATATCTGTCTCACGCGCTGCTCTGCCTGCGTTGGGGGCCGCCTTGATTGAAGCAATCGCTGCGCTCCAATCATATCCGACGCCGGACCAGATCAAGGCTGCCTCGGGGAACGGTACACCCGAGGCGTTCTCGGTTGGATCACCCGGGTAGTATCGTACGAGTGACGGAGCGCCAAAGAAGGACCTGGCCCAAACCCTTGTTGAGGGTAGGGGCCCTTTGGTTTGCACGCCTATAACCATGTCCAGATCGCCACAGGTCATCGCACCGCGGGCGTAGGACCCCACGACCCACATCGATGTGATTGTGATCTCGCCAGTGAACTCACCATAGATGTCTTTGTACGTGATCGTGCGAACAGAGCATTCGTCGAGCCTCTGACACATGCGGGTCAACTTCTTGGTAAATGAGTCACGGGGATACCGTTTTTCAGATGCGGACATGCTCTGGTCTCAGCAGACGGGCGGGAGACCGAACGTATCACTCCTGGTATTTAAATCACCATTAGCAACCGGTACAGGGAGCACGTAGCCTGGCGGGTAAAATATATCGATCGACTTGGCATTGGGGGAGGCATTGAGGGGGGGCAGGGTGAGCCGATCACGCTGGTCATTCACTATCGGCATGGTGTTGGTCGGGTCGGCGCCCTTTCGATGTCTGATCCGCCGCGACACGAATATTTGAAGCCACCGTGCCGCGGAAATTGAAGCAGGTCTATAAGCGCGAAGAGCTGGGCATAAGCTGGGGATGATTAGGAGGGGCGAATCTCCAGCGACCGCATCATATCCCGAAGTGTCTCAATTGCCTTTCTTTGGCACTCATCATGGGAGACATATTGACCATCCTCCTCATGCCTTAGCTCCCTACCGTCGGTTGTTTTCACATGGAAGCGGACGCCGCGCGGGACCGGATTATCATCATCGCCCCACTTGAACTCTATGCGACCAGCTTCCTGATTTGGACCGGTCCAAGTGATGTTTCTAGGCCTATCAACTGGCATATTCATCGCTATCTCCTTGATCCGGCCTCATGCCGGGTCATCAACCAATAGCCCACAAAATCGAATCACGCCAGCTGGCGAGGCCGGTGATTTGATGGATCAATATCGACGTTTTTGAATTCAAAGAGGATCTGGAGAAAGGCCTTTCGGGAACTGATCGTAACCATCGAGTCGAATCGACCGGAAGAGCGTTCTCATTAACGATCTGGACGCCTCCTGGGCATGCGGAAAGCCTCGTTCTAGCTGTCGCCACATCTCTCTCGCCAGGGGTCTCAGCTCGATCCGGGCACCCACTCTCGCCGTATGGAGCCATACCATTAATGCTGCGGCTTCCTGCAATTTCCCTTCAGCCTGTAGGCTTAAAATCATGCCGTGTAGCGCAGCAGGTGTTTCTGGTTTTAGAGTGTAGGCACCAATTGGATCGCTCAAAATGAACCCTGCCTCTTCCAGACGGTTTCGAGCATCCGTCGCCAGCGCCACGACCATACCAATTTCATCGGCATCCATCTGCCTGAGCTGAGCAGTAAAAGAGAAGATTTCGCCTTCCTGAATTCGGAGGTATCGAGCTAGCTTCCATTTCGTGAACAGGCCCATTTTTCATCCTTGGTAGGTCTAGTGACTGTTTTTATCACGATACGCCCGTTCCGGCTGAGGGATATCAGTACATGCTCGGGCATTTGTAAAACTTGATCGTCGAGCTGTCCAGGCCGGTACTGGCAATCACATAAAGCGTTTGAATGCTGGCCTTCTCTGCGATGAAGCCCTCGCAGGAATAACCACACATCATGATCCTGGCGGTGAAGCAAACATTCTGTAGCTTGAGTTTGTACAAGTCCTGAGGCCAGGTCATGCAGTCATAGTCGCCGAAAGGAGGGCAGTTGACTCGCTCGAGCCCGCCAGAAGCCAAGACGGTCGACCCCGCCAACTGATCAATCTCTCCATACCCCCACGCCATTTGGCTCATTCCAGTAACGATCAGCGGTACTACCCAGCGCAGTGCGGTCATCATCTTTCCATGATTCAAGTGGTAGGGCGCCGACTCTACCAACGCCGGGTGCGGGCCTCAATGCCTGCTGAGCTGGCTACTCTGGTTGTGTTCCTACGATTGGGCAGAAAGACTATTACATTTTGCTAACGAGCTATATAGACTGACTTCTATAGCTGGTTGGATAACCAGTGTGCGGGCGTCAGTTTCGAGGAGTAAGCATTGATGCGAGTATGTTTCTCTGGATGTATCCTGCATGGAGGTTCGGGGCAAGAGCCTGGCCTTGCTTGCATCTATTGCCGATCAGCTGTCCTCAATTGTTCAACCGGATGCGGAATTTAATCCAGAAACAATATATGTCAGAGGGATTAAGGATTCCGTTGCAGACATACCAGTTACTTATTCTGAACTTTCTGCATATTTCAGAAAGGCGACAGGTAAACACATACCTGCATTGCTTGAGACTCGTGTGAGTCCTGTTGATTCAAATAAGGTTATGGTTAATAAAGAGTGGCTTGAGCGGCAGATTGGAGCTGCAAAGAAACGGGTTGTATTGCATTCTGATCAATTAGATGGGAACTATGCAGGCGATTTTGAAGAGCATGATCAGTATGGTAGTAAGCATCGATTATCTGAGGTTAATATTGGTAGGAGTGTTGTTCCTTCTTTTGATGATCGACTTGCTATGCAAGATATCCAGGCTCGACTGGCTGAAGCTCAGGCAATGATCGTTGAGTTGAGAGTTAGAGAAAAAGCTTCGATTGACGAAAGTAGAAGTCTTTATAATGAACTTCGAGCAAAAGATAAAAAGATACAAGATAGGGAAGCTGAGATCGAGGCCTTAAAGGCAGAAAGTGCTGTTTTCAAAACTTGTTTCGATCCAAAAAGCCCCATTCACCCTAAAGGCCTTTATGAAGCGTTCCAGTGCTGGAAGGCGGTTACTGATAATGGCGCGCGCGATCCTTCAGGGCCTGGAGGGAGGGGGGCTTTGAGCTTGGTTTTGGACTGGCTGAAAGCCCGCGGGGAGTCAGCAACAGGCACGATAAAAAAACCAGGTTTGCGTGCAAAGCGGCTTGCAGCGGTAATCGGGTGGCGTGGAAAGGGAAGCGGTGCCATCAGATCAAAATAATAGGTGACCCATTATTAGGTCTTTGTTTTGTGGCGTTCGCTTAAGCCTGTGTGGTCCTAGTTGAATAAATAGGTTACCTATTACTGTGAGGTTGGGGCTGGCCTGTGCATAACTTTGCGGTCAAGCTATGTTTGTGTCCCGACAAGCGCTGCCGGTCTTCCCTTCAAGCTACTACGCTGATGAGCCTGACTGGGGAGGATTTTTACTGATACTTAGTTTGGCATGAAGGCCATGCTGAACCTCAAGTTGAGGCAAGTCTTGAGCGGAGGGTGGAATCAACGGCGGCTTTCTCATGATCGGGCTAATCACGAAAATCCTATTTAACCGCTTTTAACATAGTGACGTGCGCAGAAAGCTGCAGGAGTTCGGAAACCAGATGCCAGAGTTAATTTTTTGGAAAGCGCTTGCGCGAGGAAGGACCTTTTATTAGGACGCTCGGCTTCGTCCTCAGGTTCTTGGGTCCTGCGAAGAGCTTGGATCATCGCCGACATGATTTCTTTTTCTTGTGGGGTCAGCGGATCATCAAGCCCGGCCAGCAAGCGATCCTTATGGATTCTGGTCGTCACCTGAGCATCGCTGTACGGAACGTAGAGAGCGTGTTCGGGATTCATTTGATCACTATCGCTAATCCCAAGCTCGTCGGTCTCGGTAAAGCTCCGCTCAAGACGATCAAGAATCTCGGCTGTAGCGGAACGCTTATTCCGTTTTGCAGCCGTCATTACAAGATCGCGTAAGGATTCTGGAATGCGTAGGTTGAATTGCGGGTCGGTTCGGCTCATGTCAACTCGGTCAACTATAGGTTTACTAGGTTTACGCGAGAGAATGCATCACCGTGGTATTGACGGCAATGCATCACGGTTCTATATTGGTCTGGTGAATCACGGTGATGCATAAGGGGCGGGCCCATGTCTAGAAAAGATCCACAGTTCAATCTCAGGCTTCCGGAGGAGCTAAAGCAATGGGTGGAGAGCCAGGCGCAGGAAAATTGCCGGTCACAGACAGCGGAAATTGTTTTCCGGCTGATGGAAGAGAAAAGGCGACAAGATCAGGCAAATGCCTGAAACGAAGAAGCCCCGACGAGGTGAGAGTCGTCAGGGCTTCGGGAACGAGATCAGCTTCGAGGAAGAAATCGTCATGAATGAGCATACCGAAGTAAACGAAAAACTCAATGCTGGCGCTGTTAAAGGGCCGGTTACCGTGGAGCATTCATTCGCCAGATGCAATGTGGAGCAGCAGGAACTATTTGCTGTTCGATCAGGAATTCCGGCAGGAGATGCCCTTGAAGAGGCCTCCTGCATACTAAGCGAGCTTAAGTCGTCACTTGAGGGTGCAGCCATGGGGATGGACGGAATCCAACCAAATCAGGTTTGGCTGCTATTTCGTTCAGTAGGTTTGGCGAAGGCCATTGTTGACTCCACCCGTGAAGGCTTGGAGGTCGTGCGATGAGTACGTTCTCTATTCAAGCTGAGCAGCTTTCTGGCAATGCGCCGCATTTTTCGCAGTCAGGAAACGTGGCGCGCACCACTATGTCCTCTCAAGATATCGCAGATCTGGTCGGTGCTCGACACGATAGCGTCAAGCGCACTGTTGAGCGGCTGGTAGGGAAGGGCGTAATCCAAATCCCACCAATGGTGGAGAAGCCTACTGGAGGGCGCCCTTCAGCTGAGTATGTTTTCTCAGGGGAGAAAGGGAAGCGGGATTCAATCGTTGTCGTTGCTCAACTGAGTCCAGAGTTCACCGCTACGCTGGTCGACCGCTGGCAAGAGTTGGAAGAGCAGGTAGCCAAGCCTGCCTTCGACATATCTAGCCTCAACGACCCCAAGGTGCTCTTGGCGCTGCTGACCGACAACGTGCGCAAGGTCGTCACCTTGGAGGCGGACAACACCGAACTGACCAAAGAGAACCATCTACTGGAAGTAAAGGTAGAGCAGGACGCTCCAAAGGTGGCCTTTCACGACATGGTCACGGTATCTCACAAGAGGTACAACGCTGCCCAGGCCGCGAAGCTCATCGGTACCGGCCGCACCAGACTGCTGCAGTTCATGAGGCAGAAGGGGTGGGTGACCAGGACTAACGAGCCGTACCAAGCGAAGATCGAGGCCGGCCTGCTCGATGTGAAGCTAGGCACCTTCGAGCATCCAATAGACGGCATCGTCCCAACGTGCTCGACGCTGATCACTGGCAAGGGGCTGACCAAGCTTCAGGCCATGTGGCAGAGCAGGGAAGAGGACTTGCTGACGTAGCAGTGAACAGAGCCCGGCCTAGTGCCGGGCTTTTTGCATTTGGCTCAAGGTTTTTCGGCGTTGGCCTTCTCAAGCAGAGCGGCGATGCCTTCTAGGAGCACGAGGTCCGACTCCTTGAGCCTTCCCTTCGCCGCGGCTCTTGCCAGCTTCTCGATTACTGCGATCGCCTTGGGCGAAGCGGTCTGTTGCATGGCCTGATAGGCCGGTGACTGGTCACGCACAACATCCTGGCGAGTGAACTCACCTTCAATGACGTTCGAACCGTACCCACCCGGGTTGACCAGAACGCCTGGCGCCAGCCCGATCTTCTTCTCGAGGTTGAGCGCCGCTTTCTCGCCCAGACCCCGATGCCCATTGAGAATCTGGGACAAATAGGAAGCGTCCAGATCGTGCTGGTCGGCGAATTCTTTCTGACTGAGTTGGCCGATTACACGCCGCAGCGCTTCGACCCGAAGGGTTTTCATGTCCATCAGCGAATAGTGTCCGTGCATTAGCAATCTGTAAATTATAAAATGCTATTGCTATTTAATTTAGCAATATGTAATGTGGAGCCTCTTAGGAGGAAAACCATGACGCTAATTGAACACATGCGCTCCCTGGACGCCGTTTCGCTGGACTCCCTGGCTAAGCGTTGCGACACCAGCGTGGGCCAACTCAGACAGGTCGCTCTCGGCTTCCGCCGCGCCAACCCCGCTCTTGCTATCAAGCTCGAACGCGAGACGAAGAGGGCGGTGGTCTGTGAAGACCTTCGGCCCGATATCGATTGGGCGTACCTGCGCAACTCCCAACTCAAGACCGCATAAGCGAGCCTTGCCGAGGGCGCACATTTTCGCCTTGGTCAGGACGTTCCGCCACGACAACCACAAAGAGGTTTCCCGAAATGGAACAGGTACATCGCGCAATTCACGAGGCAGTTCTGGAGGCGGGACCGAAGCAGTTGGCTCACCTGATGGGGATGAGTCACACCGCGCTGCTCAATCGAGTCAACCCGAACGACGACTCGCATCGGCTGAACTTTGAACAGTTCCTTCAAATCCTGGTGCACAGCAAGAACGCTGAACCACTTGAGCTGCTGGCAAGCGCTTTGGGCTATGCCCTAGTGCCGCAGGCACGACCGGCGAGCAAGAACCTCATCGAAGCGCTGATACACCTCGCAGCTGAATACGGGGACGTCTCTCGCCTGGTTCACGACGCGCTTTCCGATGGCAGGGTTTCACCGTTTGAGAAGGCAAATATTCAGAAAGAGATCGGCCATGTACGGCAGAGCTTGCTGGTGCTGGAGGAGTCGGTGAAAGCGGCGTGAACGGCCGGCGAATGAATTTTGCTCGGCCCAGAAAGCAACAAACCCGGCGGGAACCGGGTTCATTAATCGTCCTGTGCAACCAGGACAACACATCTCGTAGAGGTACTAATCATGGCACACGCAATCCGTAATGAACAAGCTCGCGTATTGGCAACAATTAATTTTCCGCTAGTGCGTACTCGCGATGACCTCAGTTTTACTGCGCGCGACTCGGAAGGACGCCTCATCAACTGGCCCAGGAATAACCCAGGTGTGGCTTCGGATTGGGCGAAGGGAATGGCGTTTTTTGATCAGGAAGTAAGTTCGCTGGCCGCGTTTGACGAAACCGAAGCGTACGAAGCGATCGAGTACGCGATCCTTGGGATGGGAGGGCGCACTACTTGCCTTGAAATTGGGTTCGTTCAGCAGATCGCCAAAGCAGCCGTGCTGGGGCTGCGAGCCATTCGAAATGGGGAGGGTGAGTTTGCTCCCGTGGACCAGGAGGACGATCAATGAGCCTCCAGCATCTACCCGCCCCGCGAATCGCTGAAGACGCGGAGCCCATGCACTCCGCAGGCTATTTTATTGATGCCCTTGGTCGCCTCTTACTGGACCTGGCTGCTGAGGCTCCGGACTCGGTAGAGAAAATTCTCAACGGATACACCATTGGAGGAATCGCTGCCGGGTTGCGAATTGTCGGCACCGATTTGATGACTCGTGGTGATGACCTGAATGCACTTCTCTCGAAGCCGGACAGCAAGAGGGAGGCAAAATGAGCGAGCTCAATTCAACCGAACCCACGGTGATCGACGAAGCTCACATGGAGCAGTTCACCAACGACCAGTTGGCTTACAAGGCCTGGACCGGCACGGACATGGTGCAGGAAATCCTCTTTGATGATGAGGCCTGCGAAGACAGCCTGCATGATGCCAAGTTCGAAGTGGCCCACGCCTGCATGGCTCTCCGCGTGCTGGTGCGCCGTCTTACGGGGATGGATGCGGACATCCTCCGCCAGGCCGTGCTGCAGCGGCGACTAGAGGCTCTGGTGCTGTGCCCTGAGATCGAGCAGTTCCCAGCAGGGGAGACCCTGCAATGAATACGCGGCCAAAAATATCATCTGCTGAGAAGGGGCCGGCATCGTTGATAGCTGGCCCATGGCCCAGCTACGCGTCGTTCAGATCTCTCCCCGAGCGAGAGCGTTGGGTGCTGTATGGCAGCGCCAAGGCGTACCGCGAAGCGCTCGAGAACCAAGGTCTGATCATGGCAGAGGGTTACGACGAGTTCGTCCGTCGTGTGACTGGGGAGCTTGAGCTATGAGTATCATTCGCGCCCCTCGCCCTGAGGGGAATTTCTACCTACTCAACAAAGGAATCAGCGAGGACGCCCGGCTTAGCTGGGCGGCTCGCGGGTTGCTGGTGTTCCTGTTGGGCAAGCCTGATCACTGGGAAATTTCCGTGGCGCATCTACGGGGGGAAACTTCCAAGTCATCAAAGCCAACCGGCCGCGACGGTGTGTATGGACTGCTCCAAGAGCTGATCAGCGCTGGTTATGTACACCGCAGCCAAGATCGCTCCGACACCGGCGTACTTGGCGAGATTCACTATTTGGTTTCGGAGTCACCGCTTCCGGCTAAACCGCATACGGATTCACCGGAAACGGCTCAGCCGTATACGGCAAATCCGACACTAGTAAGTATTGAAGGTAAGCAAGGACTGAATGAAGCAGCAAGGACTGAAAAACCTTCGGGCGCTAAAGCACCCTCGCGCACCAAGGCTGCGAAGTTTGATCCGTTGACTGCCAAGCCAGACAGCGTCAGCGACCAGACCTGGCAGGACTGGTGTCAGCACCGCGCCGAGATCAAGCGCCCACTGACCGCTACCACTTGCGCCAAGCAAGCCGAGACCCTGGCCGGCCACCGCGACCCTGACGCCATGATCAACCAGTCCATCAGCAATGGTTGGACCGGCCTATTCCCGGAGAAGCCCGCTACGCCTACCAAGCAATCGGCCTACACCGGCCTGCCGAACCACACGCTTGAATACCCGGAGGTAGCACATGGCCCGAACTTCTAATTTCTGCCCGCAGCCGCGTGTCCGCTTCTTCGACATCGAATGTTCGAAGCATGGCCAAGTCAGCAGTTCAGAGACCGAGCAGTTCGACGGTTCTATGCTTGCGCGCGGATGCAAGAATTGCCACTGGGAGGCGTTGAACATCGCTCCTGCCGAGAGCGGGGAACATATCGAGGCGCGCAATCGAAGACAGGCAGAGGATTTGAACAAACTGCTCGTAGGTTCGGGGATCACGCCGCGGTTCAGCAACTGCACCTTCGGCAATTACAGAACCTCCGGCGGTGTGGCCGGCATGGCGAAAGCTCTCAAACTTTGCGAGGACTATGTTCATCGGTTCAAAGAGAACTACGAGGTCGGCCGCTCGCTGATTCTCTCGGGAAATGTGGGGAATGGGAAAACTCATCTGGCCTGCGCGATAGTCCAAGCTGTGATTCGAGAACACCGGGCCCAGGCCGTGATCGTGTCTGCGGCTGAGATAATCCGGGTGTTCAAGGGTGCTATGGATCGTGGTGCTGAATACACCGACAGGGATGTTCTGAGCGAGCTTGCCAGTTTCGATTTGCTGGTCGTCGATGAGGTCGGAGCCCAGGCCGGTACCGTCTACGAACTGGGTGTACTCCATGAGGTAATTGATCGGCGATACCAGCTCGTTTTGCCTACCGTGGTGGTGTCGAATCTGGCTGCAACGGACCTGGGGCGCTACATCGGAGATCGCGCGCTGGATCGACTTCGTGAGGGCGGAGGCCAGGCTGTTGGGTTCAGTTGGGCCTCGGCGAGAGGTGCCGTATGAACGACTATCGCGAGCTGTATAGCGACGAGGCTGAACAGGCATTGCTAGGTGCGTTGATGTTGAACGGTGATCTGATCGATCCCATCACCGGTCGGGTCACTCCGGCGGACTTCCATGATCCTGAAAATGCGGCCTTGTTTCAGACCATAGTGGAGTGCCACGCAGGCGGCGCTCCGATCGATCCTGTGACGTTGGGCGACTTTCGCCCCTATCTGCCCAGCCAAACGCGGACCATGGCCTATGCAGGGGAGTTGGCAGCGAATACGCCCAGTACCGCCAACTGGGAGGCCTACGCCAAGGTTGTTACTGAGCGGGCGGTCTTGCGCCGCCTGGTGGCCTCCGCTGATGCGGTGCGCGAGTCAGCCAGCGTGAATCGGCCGGTGGCTGAGATCATCGCCGAAGCGCAACAGGCGATGGCTGATCTTCGCGACCTGCAAACCGGAGAACCCGATTACAAACGGATGGATGCGGTAGTCGCTAAAAACATTGACGTCATCGACGCAAAGTTCAACGGCGCAGTGCAGTCGGGCTTGTCCACCGGCTTGGTCGACCTGGACAAATTGATCAGGGGGCTGCGCAAGAAGACCGTGACTATCGTTGCCGGCCTTCCTGGCAGCGGTAAAACCACACTGGGCCTACAGATCGCCCAGCACATTGCGTGCAGTGGCACCGGGGTAGGGATGGTGTTTTCGCTGGAAATGCCTGAGGAAGAGCTGGGTAACCGCGCACTTGCCTCGCTGGGTGGTGTGGATCTCAAACGCCTCGACGATGGCAGTTTGAAGGATGAGGACTGGCCACGGCTGACTTCAGCGGTCAATCGAATCAAAAACGCACCACTGTTCGTCTGTGATCATTCTGGCCTGACGGTGGCGCGGATTCGCAGCATTGCTCGACAGGTTCAGCGGACACACGGCCTGGATGTGGTGGTGGTCGATTACATCGGGTTGATCGGCTCAGATGGGAAGGCCTTTAACCGCGCTTCTGAGCTCGGGAAGATTTCGACAGGCATCGTGAACATCGCGAAAGAGCTCGACGTGCCGGTCATCCTGCTGGCGCAGCTCAACCGCGACTCAACCAAACGTCCCGGGAAAAAGCCGATCGCGTCAGACCTTCGTGACTCGGGCCAGATTGAAGCGGATGCCCATTGCATCATCCTGGTCCATCGCGACATGGATTCGGAAGAAGGCCAGAACGGCGTCACTGAACTGCTCATGCCCAAGTGTAGGCATGCGCCGGTCGGGTCGTGCCTGGTTCAACAGCAAGGTCATTTCGCCCGGTTCGTCAACTTTGCGGGGCGCGAGCCAACGCAGGAGGAGGTCGAAGCAAATCGTCCCTTCGCTGGCCGCATCAAGGGGAGAGCAAATCATGAGTAACTTCGGAGCGGTACCGCCGCGCAAAGCTATGAGCGACGTCGAGTGCCAGTTCTTGAAAATCGCCGGCGATGAGTTGGCCAAGATCAAAATGGGCGGCCCGACCGCGCTGGCGGCTTTGTTGGATATGGTCGCCAGTTGGCACTCGAGCCGTTTGCAGATCGGTTTCCATGACTATGGCCAGCGCTGGCTTCTGGAAGGCAATGCGAAGAAGACAGCGGCTGACCGCTTGCTTCGAGACCTGTTTGGCCTGAGTGATCCTGACCCGAGGAAAGCTGCATGAAAAAGCGCACCTACATCAACAAGCCCCTGGGGGACACGGAGTACTTGCTGGAGCAATGGGGTTGGTGGCGCATGGACGGAATGGGAGTGCCTCGGTATGTCTCGCCGCAATTGGCGCTCATGCGGGACAATGTTCAAATGCCCAGCGTATCTAGCTACGTGATCACGGACGACCTGGCTCTGGCAGTGGATTCTGCTATGGCCAAGCTCACACAGCGCAATGCACAGATGGGCCTGTTCCTCTGGCTTTACTTCGGTGCCAAGTGGACGATGGTTCGAATAGGGGAATCGGCGGGAGGTGGGGCGGCAGGTATTTCTGAGCGTTCAGCGAGAGAGATAATCAAGGCAGGTGTGGGTTGGATTGATGGCGTCCTGCACGGAATGAGCGATGCCGCGTAAATAGTTCTTTCCTGCCGGATAAACACCTGCTTTCATAGCACCATATTTAGCTGTTCCAGCGCTACACCACAGAAAAGCCCGACAAACGAGTCGGGCTTTTCCATTGCTGTAATATGAATGGATCTTTGTCGAGGATTATGGCTCTGGTTTGGAGCTTAACTGCATACACTCAAGATACTTTACTTTGTCTGATATTACATCTGCATATAGTTTGGATAGGCCTGTGTTATCTCCTGCGTCAGGTATGAAGTTAGTGCTTTGGAAGGCGGTGTTGTAGATGACCTTGATGCTTTCTTCGGTTTTAAATGAATCCCGCTCTACTTCGGTGCGAGCAATTTTTTGTAAGTTTAGAGCGTCTGCGGAGGCGTCTCTGTTGATCGTGGCGATGATGTTTTCTGCGATCGCTTTATTCTCTAATGTTCTGTAATTTGAAATACCTTTAGCGATAGCTTGTGGAAGGTTCTCATCCGTTAAGCTTTCAGCTTCGGGTGCGACTTTGAGCAGTTTTATATATGAGGCGCCAGCTTCGGATGCGTAGATTCTCCGGATGTCATCACCGTTTTTGTTAATGCTTTCTACATGTGGGATTGCACATCCAAGTTTATAATAGGCGGAAGAGTAGATTTTCGATTGTTCTTCAAAATTTCCCCAGGACTTGAATCCAAGTGATGTGAGAATTATTGCGCCTGCTGATTTGTATAAGTCTGAATGAGAGTTTGTCGCTAGTCCTATCGCGCCAACCCCTGCTCCACCAAGGGCAAATAAGTTTAAGGTGGAACTGTTTAGGTTCGCTCCGTTTGCATATTCAGCCATTTCGTTTTGGATGGAAGTCATTTGGCAAACACTTGTGTTTTTAGATACGCACTTCGTGGTGGCTAAATCCATTGGGCGAAGATTTTTTCCACTGCATCCGAGAAGCATGCAGAACGATATAAGCAAGACTATTAGCTTGTTCATTTTTATCCCTGTTTTATAGTGAAGGCAAACTGATATTAGCAGCGTTTTCTAGGCGCGCCGCTCTACTTGCATGCCTTTTTTATGTCGCGCTATCGAGAGCGTTTTCCAACAATTCTGGCCCTGCTTAATAAGCGGGGCTTTTCCGTTTCTGGAGGCCCCCATGGCAGCCTCAAGCAGGAGTTCGAACATGGCCAACCCGACGCCCGAGAGCATCGTAGAGGTGGTGGGAGCGTCAGTGGCCAGTAAAGGCATGATTGCGGGTGGAGCTGTCGGCCTTGCTGGCTTCTTCTCACAAGTGAACTGGATAGGCGTCTCTGGCGTCGTTATTGCAGTGTTGGGTCTGGTGATCAATTTCTACTTCCAGGTGCGCCGGGATCGCCGGGAGCACGCCGAGAGCGCTGCGCGCATCCAGGCATTGCGCGACCAGTGCCGTCCATGAATACCCGCCAGCGCGTTATCGTAGGCCTGCTCACCACGAGCCTGGCCGGGATAGGCGCCTGGAAAACGAACGAGGGCTACACCGATCACGCTGTCATCCCCACCAAGGGCGATGTACCAACGATCGGCCACGGCTCGACCCGGTACGAAGACGGCACACCGGTCCGCATGGGCGACACCATCACCCCACAGCGGGCTGACGTGTTGGCCCGCAACCTGATCAGCCAGGACGAGAAGCTGTTTGCTGCGTCCATTAAGGGCGTGAAGCTGCATCAAGCCGAGTTCGACCTGTACATGGACTTCATCGGCCAGTACGGCATTGGCACCTGGCGCCAGTCTTCGATGCGCACCAAGTTGCAGACCGGCCAGTACGCCCAGGCGTGCGCCTCGCTGCTCAAGTACCGCTTCGCCGCCGGCTTCGACTGTTCCACACCAGGCAACAAGCGTTGCCCGGGCGTGTGGGCTCGACAGCTCAAGCGCTATGCCCAGTGCATGGAGGCCCAATGATGAAAGCTGAATACACGGCAGTTGAGCTCCGCGCCGGGGAGAGCAAAGGGCGTCCGACTAGAACCATCTGGGTCACCGGGAAGCAAGGCGGCTGGAACTATCAGGGTAGCGAGGGCGAGGTCTTCACGGTTGGTAACCTGCTGGTGATCCTGCACAGCCTTACCGGCGCACCTGTTGCTGTCCTAGGTGATGAGCAAGCCCTATCCGATTACTGCAATGGGCGCTTCGGGGTTAGGCCATGACTCGCTACCTCATCGCAGGCCTGGCCGTGGCGCTCATCCTCACCGGTTGGCGCCTGGATCATGTCAGCAACAGCCTGGACAGGGCAAAGACCGTAATCAGCGACCAGGTTGACACGATCAACACGCTTGAAGCTGCCGCGCAGTCTCGCCGTAACACCCAGAAGCTTCTGGCCCAACTCGACACCGAACACACAAAGGCCCTGACCGATGCTCAAGCCGCTAATAGCCAGCTTCGTGCTGATGTCCGCAATGGCGCTCGCCGGCTGTCAGTCAAAGCCACCCGTCCCACTGTGCGAGACACCGCCACCTCCACCGGCCTGGGTAATGCAGAAGCGCGAGCCGAACTTGACCCAGCGTCTGGTGAACGAATTGTCGCCATCACCGACGACGGCGATCAAGGATTGATTGCCCTACGTGCTGCACAGGACTACATCGACAACGTCTGCTTGAAAGGGAAATAACCATGGCTGTGCTGACAGGTAAGCGTGCTCGCTTCGTGGATGAGTACCTTATCGACCTGAACGGCACTCAGGCCGCGATACGGGCCGGATACAGCGAGAAGACAGCCAACGAGCAGGCAAGCAGGCTGTTAGCGAATGTTAGCGTCCAGGCGCAACTACAGAGACGCATGAAGGATCGACAGCAGCGTACTGAGATCAATGCCGACTACGTGCTGAAGCGCCTGGTTGAGATTGATCAGCTCGACGTGCTTGACATCCTGCGTGACGACATGAGCTTCAAGCCTCTGTCGGAATGGCCGAAGGGCTGGCGCCAGTATCTGGTCGGCTTCGATATCGCCGAGATGTTCGAAGGTTCAGGCGATGACCGCTCAATGGTCGGCCTGATCAAGAAGATCAAGTGGCCGGACAAGGTCAAGAACCTCGAACTCCTTGGCAAGCATGTCGATGTGAACGCCTTCCGCGACCAGGTGAGCGTTGATGTCAACGTCTCCCTATCTGAGCGGATGGCAAAAGCCCGTGAACGCGCCAGCAAAGATTGATCTCGAACAGCAACTGGTCGAGGACATCCTTTCCTTTGCTGACGATCCGCTGGGCTATGTCTGGTATGCGTTCCCTTGGGGCGAACCTGGAACTGAGCTGGCGAACAAGACTGGTCCCAGGCAGTGGCAGATAGACGTCCTCGACTCGATCGGCGAGAAGATCCGGGGTGGAGCCAAGGATCTGGGCGATGTCATCCATGAGGCTGTAGCCAGTGGCCACGGTATCGGCAAGTCCGCCCTGGTGTCATGGATTATCAAGTGGTCGCTGGACACGGCCATTGACACTCGCGGCGTGGTCACGGCCAACACCGAAACCCAGCTCAGGACCAAGACCTGGCCCGAGGTGGCGAAGTGGAACCGGCTGTCCATCACGTCGCACTGGTTCAGGCTCACGGCTACAGCACTGATCAGCACCGACCCAGAACACGAAAAGAACTGGCGTATCGACGCCGTGCCCTGGTCAGAGAGCAACACCGAGGCCTTCGCCGGCCTGCACAACGAAGGGAAGCGCCTGTTGCTGATCTTCGACGAGGCCTCAGCCATTGCCGACCTGGTGTGGGAGGTGGCCGAGGGTGCGCTGACCGACGAGAACACCGAGATCATCTGGGCAGCCTTCGGCAACCCGACCAAGAACACTGGCCGGTTCCGTGAGTGCTTCACCCGATACAAACACCGCTGGAGCCACCGTCAAGTCGATAGCCGCACGGTGGACGGCACCAACAAGACACAGATCGCCAAATGGCAGGCGGACTACGGCGAAGACAGTGACTTCTTCCGCATCCGTGTTCGCGGCATGTTCCCGAGGGCTTCCGAATTGCAACTGATCCCGACCGACTGGGTAGCGTCGGCGATGAAGCGCGAGCCCGTGTATGGCCTGGATGACGCCATGGTCTGCGGGATCGACATCGCCCGGGGCGGTGCTGACAGTAACGTGATTGTGTTCCGCCGTGGCCTGGACGCTCGCTCGATCAAGGCCATGAGCATCCCGGGCAGTGAGACGCGCGACACCACGCTGTTCATTGCGAAGGTCTGCACCGTCGTCAAGGAACACCGGCCTGATGCCGTGTTTGTGGACTCGACTGGTGTAGGCGGTCCTGTGGCCGACCAGCTACGCCGTCTGATGCCCGGCATCGTCATCCTCGACGTGAACTTCGCCAGCGCTGCGCCTGATCGCCACTACGCCAACATGCGTACCTACATGTGGTGGAAGTTGCGCGAAGCCCTGCGTGCCGGCCTGGCTATCGAAGAGAACACCGAGCTCGAATCGGAACTGACCTCGCCCATGTACGGGCACAACGGCAGCGACCAGATCGCGCTGGAAAAGAAAGACGCCATCAAGAAGCGCCTCGGCCTGTCGCCTGACTACGCCGACGCCCTGGCCCTGACCTACGCAATGCCGGTGATGAAGAGCCAGTACACCGGAACCGGTGGCGGCCCCAACAGCGAGCTGGAATCCGACTACGACCCCTATGCGGAGGCATAAACATGTGCGGCAAGAAGATTAAGAAACTGGTGAACAAGGTTGTCGACCTGGACCCACTGCGCGGCGGTGACGTGATCCTGGAGGGCATGGGCCTGCCGAACCTGACCGGTGAGAACACTGGCTTTCTGAACAAGGCTGAGCGCGAGAAGGCTGCCGCTGAGGCTGCGTCAGGATCCAGCAACACGGCCAGCACTACCGCGCCGACCACCAGCAGCGACTCTGTCCAGGCGGCCATTGATGCAGAGCGCCGCCGCCGGCTGGCTCAGTCTGGGCAGAACGGCACAATCTTGACCGGCGCGTCTGGCCTGCTTGGCGGTGCGACCACCGGGCAGAAAACGTTGTTGGGGGTGTAAGTTGGCCGACTCCCTGCGCGAACAGCTCGACAAGCGTCTGGCACGACTGAAGCAGGAGCGCGACAGTAACTGGCTGCCCGAGTGGCAAGACCTGAGCGATTACATCCTGCCCCGTGCCGGTCGGTTCAACACCACTGACGTGAACCGTGGGCAGCGCCGGGACAAGAAGATCATCAACCCGCGTGCCACATTTGCGGCCCGCACTCTGGCCGCGGGCATGCACAGCGGCATGACCAGTCCTGCATCGCCGTGGTTCAAGCTGGGCACTCCTGATCCTGGCCTCATGAAGTACGGCCCAGTGAAAGAATGGCTGTATGCCGTAGAGACAGCCATGCGCGAAGTAATGGCGCGGTCGAACCTCTACAACGTACTCCCGAAGGTCTATGGCGAAGAGGGCGTGTTTGGCACTGCGGCGATGGCTGCCTTGCCGGATGAGCGCGATACCGTTCGCTTTTACCCGTTCACCATTGGCAGCTACATGATCGCCAACAGCGACCGCCAGCAGGTCGACACGCTGTATCGCGAATTCAAGATGACTGCGCGCCAGATGGAGCAGCAGTTTGGCAAGGAGGCACTGAGCCAGACCGTCCGCACGTTACTCGACAGCAACAGCGAAGCCTGGGTGGATGTGTGCCACGCCACTGAGCCGAATGAAAATCGGGAGCAGGGCCGCAAAGACAACACCAATATGGCCTACCGGTCTGTGTATTGGGAGAAGGGCGGCGACAAGGACAAACTGCTGCGCCAGTCGGGCTTCCAAGAGTTCCCGGTCATGGCGCCCCGTTGGGATGTGCTGGGCGAAGATGTCTATGGCACTGGCCCTGGGTCGGAATGCATCGGCTCTAACAGGGCCCTGCAACTCATGGAGCGCCGGAAAGCTGAACTGGTCGAGAAGGGTGTTCGCCCTCCAATGGGTGCCCCGGCCAGCCTCAAGGGCCAGCGCGCCTCGATCCTGCCCGGTGGCATCACCTACCTGAACGACATGCAGCTCGGCGCCAAGTTCGAACCGCTGTATATGGTCAACCCGGCCTGGATCGGCCAGTTGCGCGGTGAGATCCAGGCCGAAGAGCAGATTGCAGACACGGCATTCTTTGTCGATCTCTTCCTGATGATCAGCCAGATGGACAGCGTGCGCACGGCCTACGAGATCGCTACGCGCAAGGAAGAGAAGATGCTGATGCTCGGCCCAGTGCTCGAGCGCCAGAACGACGACCTCCTGGACCCATGCGTCGACCAGGTGTTCCATCTGATGGTTGAGCAGTCGATTCCGCGCTGGATGGGGCTGCTTCCAGGTAACCCACTGTTGCCTCCGCCGCCGAAGGAACTGGGCAATCTGGACCTTCGCATTGAATACACCAGCATCTTGGCCCAAGCCCAGCGGGCCGTTGAGGGTGGCAGCATCGAGCGTGCGATTGGGTTCGCCGGTACTGTCGCCAACATCAAGCAAGACCCGTCGGCCCTGGATCTGCTCGACACCGACAACGCCCTGCGCGAGTACTTCAAGGCCGTCAGTGTACCGCCAACCCTGGTCCGCTCCGACGATGCCGTCATGGCGATCCGCGAGCAGCGCGACCAGGCCATGCAGGCGCAGCAGATTCAACAGGACCTGGGCGCAGTCATCCAAGGCGCGCAACTGCTCAGCGAGACCGACACCAGCGGCGACAACGCCCTGACGCAACTGGCGAGTGCCGTGTGATGGATGACCTCAACGAACAGGAAGAAAAGGCCAGGATTGAGGAAATGACCGCCCGAGATCAGGAGGTCGCCGATTTCAATTGGCTGATGAACGACCCTCGGGGGCGCCGATTCATGTGGCGAATGATGGGGCAGTGCAAGGTATTCCAGCCCTCCTTCAACACTCACGGAGGGGTAATGAACTTCAACGAAGGCCAACGAAATGTTGGCCTTTTTCTTTTGGGCGAAGTGAACCAGCTATGCCCGGCGCTATTCGCCGTCATGGCTGCCGAAAACGCCAAGCAACCAGTAGAGGAAGAATCCCATGACTGATGTAACAGCCGCTCCCGCTCAGGACGCCACCGCCGCGCCAGCAGCCACAACGCAGTCGGATACCACCGTGCTCACCCCGAGCACTCCAGCAGCCGACCCGGCGCCCGCCGCTGCCGATGCAGTAGCCAAGCCGGATGACACAAAGCCAGCCGACGCAAAGCCCAAGGAAGGTGATGCGGCCAAGCCAGAGGGTGCGCCCGAGGCTTACACCGACTTCACGCTGCCCGATGGAATGGAGCTCGACGCCGATGTTCTTGGCGAGTTCACCGCCTTTGCAAAGGAGCTGAACCTGCCGCAGGACAAGGCGCAGAAGATCGTCGACTTCCAGACAAAGCTGGCAACCAAGCAGGCCGAGGAGTACCAGGCCGCTGCGCTCAAGCAGGGCCAGGAATGGGCCACGGCAGTCAAGAACGATCCAGAACTTGGCGGCGCCAACTACGACAAGAGCGTAGCCAGTGCCGTGAAGGTGATTCAGGCGTTCGGCGACGACGATTTGCGGGATCTGCTCAACGGCTCCGGCCTGGGCAACCACCCTGCGCTGTTCAAGTTCTGCCACCGCATCAGTCAGGCAATCTCGGAAGACAAGTTCGTCTTGCCGGGCAGCCAATCATCCACCGGCCGCAAGTCGAACGAAGAAGTGTTCTACGGCGGCAGCAAGTCTTAACCACGGAGTAAACACGCATGGCTACCATCGCGAACACCGCCATCACCCTGGCGGACTGGGCAAAGCGTCAAGACCCAGACAACAAGCAGGCCCGCATCGTGGAGATGTTGGACCAGACCAACGAGATCCTGACCGATATGCTTTGGCTGGAAGGCAACCTTCCAACCGGTCACCGCACAACTGCCCGCACCGGTCTGCCTTCAGGCACCTGGCGCGCCCTGAATGGCGGTATCGCCACCGGCAAATCAACCACCGCACAGATCGATGAGACCTGCGCAATGCTGGAAAACCTCGGCGTTGTGGACGTTGCTCTCGCTGATCTGAACGGCAACACCGCAGCTTTCCGCCTCTCCGAAAACTCGGCCTTCATCGAGGGCATGAACCAGGACATGGCTACCGGCCTGTTCTACAACAACGACTCCCTGGCCCCGGCCCAGTTCCTGGGATTGGCGCCGCGTTACAACGACAGCACCGCAAAGAACGGCCAGAACATCATCAAGATGGGCGGCTCCGGGTCGGACAACACCTCGATCTGGCTGGTTGTTTGGGGGGATCAGTGCGTGCACGGCATCTACCCGAAAGGTTCGAAGGCCGGCATTGAACACAACGACATGGGCATTGAGCTGGTGGACGACGGTACCGGGAAGAAATTCCGCGCCTACCGCGACCACTACAAATGGGTACCGGGTATCGCGCTTCGCGACTGGCGCTATGCGGTCCGCATTTGCAACATCGATGTTTCCGACCTGCTCGCCGACACCACTGGCGCCTCGGTGAAGATCATCGAGGCAATGATCCGTGCCGTTCACCGCATCCCGAACCTGAAGATGGGGCGTTCCGCGTTCTACATGAACCGGACCATTCTGGAATGCCTGGACATTCAGGCCATGAACAAATCGAACGTCCAACTCAAGATCCAAGAGTACGACGGCGAGTTCATCACCAGCCTGCGCGGCGTGCCTTTCCGCACTGTCGATGCCCTGCTCAACACCGAGGCGGCAGTGGTCTAAGGCCGCTGCCCGTCGCTAACAGGAGATTTGAACATGATCACCGACAAACTCAACACCTTCAGCAACGGCCAGGCGGTCACGGCTACGGCCGCGTCCACCGACGTCATCGACCTTGGCCCGCTGACCCACGGCAACACCCGTCGCGACATTGGTGCTGGCGAGCCGATCTACCTGGTGGTTGCTGCATTGACCGCCGCAACTGCCGCCGGCGCAGCCACCACCAACATCCAGTTGCAGACCAGTGACGACAACAGCACCTGGGTAACGCTGTTTGACTCCGGCTCGCTGGCATTGGCTGCTCTCACCGCGGGCGCTCGCCCGGTTCAGGTGGCTGTTCCGCGTGGCGTACGTCGCTACCTGCGCGTGAACTACGTCATCGGCACCGGCCCGCTAACCGCTGGCAGCTTCTTTGCTGGTCTGGTCAAAGACGTACAGGACAACACTAAGTACGCCAGTGGCTTCTCGATCCTGTAAGGGGGTGATCCATGCAAGTTACAGCGAAAGATCGCGGCTTCTACGGCTTAGGCATCAAGGATCCAGGTGACACCTTCGTGTTGGCCGACAAGAAGCACTTCAGCGACCTGTGGATGGTTAAGGGCATGGAAGTCCCGGCCAAGGATGCGCCGTCCTTCACCGGCTACGTGGCGGCGCGCAGTGCTGCAGGCAAGTTCGTCGTCAAGGATGCAGCCGGGCAGATGGTTGGCACCTTCAGTGGCACAAAGGCTGAAGCCGAGGATGAAGCCGAGCGCTTGAACCAGGGCGGCGATATCACCCCGGCCAAGGATGCGCCGGACGACCTGCCAGACGCCTGATCCACCGCAACAACTTAAGGGCCCTTCGGGGCCCTTTCTCATTTCTGGGGTTCCCGAATGCCAAGCGATATCGAGATCTGCAACATCGCACTCTCGCGGGTTGCGCACACTCAGGCGATTGTGTCGTTTAGTGAAAAAAGCAAGGCAGCCGAGCTGTGCAGTGTCTTCTACGCCACATTGCGCGAACTGGTGCTTGCTGACTTTCCGTGGCCGTTCGCTGAATCCATCGTGACCCTGGCCGATATCGGGAGCCCTGCGCCTGGCTGGGCGTATCGCTACCGCTACCCGGCCGACTGCCTTAAGGTTCGGGAGATCATCATCCCAGGCCAGCGCCGACCGCTGTCGAGTGAACAGCAGATCCCATACAGCATTGGGTATGACTCCGGAGGCCGTGTGATCCACACGGACCAGGAAGAGGCGGGGGTTCGGTTCACATTCAGGGTTGAGGACTCAACCTTCTTTGACCCGTTGTTCGTTGATGCGCTGGCATGGCGTCTTGGCATGGACCTGGCGCTGCCACTCAGCTCAAAACCTGATCTGCAGCAGTACTGCCAGCAGCAGTACGAAATGGCGAAGACGCGCGCCCAGGGCTCGGCCTTTGAGGAATCACAGGACGATCCTGAGCCTGAGTCCGAATTTGTGACGGTGCGCTCATGACCAGCGCCTTGCAGCCAACCTTCGCTGCCGGCGAACTGTCTCCATCAGCCAGTGCCCGTACCGACATCGCCCGCTATTACACCGGGCTTAAGCTGTGCCGCAACTTCATGGTCATGCCGTACGGTGGCGTGCGCAACCGGCCTGGCACCAAGTTCGTGTGCGAGGTTGCCGACTCGACCAAACTCAATCGCCTCATCCCGTTTCAGTTCAATGATGAGCAGACCTACATCCTGCAGTTCACCGACTTGCAAATGCGGGTCATCAAGGATGGCGGCCAGGTGCTCTACAGCAGCGGTCCATCGGTTGGACTGCCGTACCAGCTAACAATGCCTTACACCCAGTTCGACCTGAAGCAACTGAACTTCACCCAGTCGGCTGACGTGATGACGTTCGCCCATCCTTCGTACAAGCCGCGTGAGCTGAGCCGCCTGGCGCATGACAACTGGACGACAGCCGAACTCAACCTGGCCCCGAGGATCGTTGCTCCGGCATCTGCCACAGCCACAGCTACGGCAGGAAGCGGCGCGACCCAGTCTTGGCGCTACCAAGTAACTGCTGTTCTAGATGACGGAAACAGCATTGATGAGTCATTGCCTGTCACCTCGAACGCGGTGACGACCTTTGCTGACACCGCTTCCGCGACCATTGTGTGGCCGGCGGTAACGGGAGCGACGTACTACATCGTCTACAAGGACAATGCCGGGGCTGGCATCTACGGGTTTATTGGCCGCGCCACTGCCCTGACGTTCACTGACCGAAACATCACGGCGGTGAAAACCGACACGCCGCCGAACGGTGCCGATCCATTCGTGGGGGCGAACAACTACCCGGGCGCCGTTGGCTACTTCCAGCAGCGGCTGGTGTTTGCCGGCAGCAATCTCAGCCCTCAAACGTTCTGGATGAGCAAGACCGGCCTGTTCAAGAACTTCGGCTACTCGATCCCGAACAAGGACGACGACTCAATCACGTTCACCATTGCCAGCACCGAGGTGAATCGTGTTCGGCATCTGATCGGCCTGCGCAAGCTGCTGGGCCTGACCTCGGGTGGGGAGTGGACATTCACTGGCGGCGACTCAGGCCTGACAGCGAAATCCATTCAGGCCAGCCAGGAGGGCTATGACGGCTCAGCGCTGGTGCCACCGGTTGTGGTTGGCACCAGCGCAGTCTACGTCCAGGCCCGGGGCAACCGTGTTTCATCGTTCGGCTACTCGCTTGATGCGGATGGTTTCGCGGCTGATGACTTGACGCTGTTCAGTGCCCACCTTTTCCGTGGTTACGAGTTGACTAGCGTTGCCTATCAGAAAATTCCTGATTCGATCGTCTGGTACGTGCGCAACGACGGGAAACTGCTAGGTATGACTTATCTTCCCGAGCAGCAACTGGTCGGCTGGCACTGGCACGACACGGATGGATTTGTCGAATCCATTGCCTGTATCCCCGAAGGTCAAGAGGACGCGCTTTACATGGTTGTGCGCCGGACGATCAATGGCGTTCAAAAACGCTACGTCGAGCGCATGGCTACTCGCCAGGTTCTGGACATCGAGGAAGCGTTCTTTGTTGACTGCGGCCTGACATACGACGGTCGAAACATTACCTCGGCCAAGACAATGCAACTGTCTGGCGGCACCACTTGGGAGTATCCCGAGGTGGTGACCATGACGGCGGCAGGCCATGCACCATTCACTGTTGACAGTGTTGGCGTCAATTATTCGCTGCGGCTGATCACCAGTGATGCCAATGATGACGCGATAAACGAGACGGTTCGGGTTGAGGTGGTTGGATACGTCAGCTCAACAGTGGTCACGGTTAAGTTGCTGATCATTTGCCCGGAAATGTTGCGAGACGTGCCGGTGACCATTTGGGCGCGCCAAGCCAAGACCATTTCGGGGCTGGATCACTTGGAGGGGAAAACGGTATCCATCTTGGCCGACGGCAGTGTTCACCCGCAGTTGGTTGTGTCCGGCGGCTCTGTTGTGCTGCAAGAGGCCGCAGGCGTGGCGCATATCGGTCTGCCTTACAAATCGGACATGGAAACCCTCGACCTTGAACTGAAGAACGGCAACGAGACGATCCTCGACAAGAAAATCGCCGTCACGTCGCTAACGGTCATGGTCGAGGAATCGCGAGGCATCTTCGCCGGCAAGGACAAGAATTCGCTCTACGAAGCCAAAACTGATCGAGACACCTACGAGCAGGCGCTCGACTCCATCACCGGCCAGGTTGAGATCAATATCTCGAACGACTGGCAGGGTAAGGGCCGGGTGTTCATCCGCCAAACCGACCCTCTTCCGCTGACGGTTTTGGCCGTGATTCCCGAGGTGACCATTGGTGGTCGCTGAAGTCCTGCCGGTATCCGCTGAGGATGTGCCGACCATCCTGCCCCTGGTGCGCCAGGCCGACATCGACGAGATCACCGAAGCCCTGGGTATTCCCATGGAAGAGGCGCTGATTGATGCCGTCACCGACAGCCTCAACGCCAAGAAGATTGTGGTCAACGGCGATGTGGTCGCGGTATTCGGTGACGCGACCTACAGCATCCTTGGATCGGTAGGCGTGCCTTGGCTGATCAGCACCGTACACGTCGAGCGTCATGCTCGAGCATTCCTCAAGGTTTGCAAGCCAGAAGTGCAGGGCATGCTCACCAGGCACTACCACCTCCTTAACTACGTCGACGCCCGCAACACAGCCGCCATCCGATGGCTGAAGTGGCTGGGCTTCACATTTGCCCCGGCCATTCCGTACGGCCCCAAGGGCTTCCCGTTTCACCCATTCACATTGAACAGAGAGAATTGATTATGTGCTGGATGGCATTGATCCCGGTCGCCATATCCCTGGTCGGCGGAATGATGGGCGCACAGAACGCCAAGCAGGAAGGTGCTTTCAATGCGGGCATGCTCAACCGAAACGCCGCACTGAAGGATCAGACGGCGCAGGAAACGATCTTTGCCGGCGACACGTCAGCCGACTGGCAAAGGGTCAGAACCGGGCAGGCCGTGGGCACGCAGCGCTCTGTGCAGGCTGCCAACGGTATTGATGTGAACAGCGGCAGCGCTGCGCAGCTTCAGGACGATACGGCCATGATTGGTGAACTGGACGCCCTGACCATCCAGAACAATGCGGCACGGGAGGCTTACGGCTACCGAATTCAGGCCGATCAAGACCGGATGAACGCCAGGCAGACCGTCACCAACGCCGGAAATAAAGCCACTGGTTCGATCCTGGGCGGCATTGGCGGTGCGTTCGGGTCGTTTGCTGGGGGCATGTCATGAGGGTGCCAACGTTCGACACGGCGCAGGTCCAGCAGCAGCCAGGTCGCGCGGTTGAACTGCGCGGCGTGGCGCCGGATAACTCGGCGATCGAGGATGGCCTGCGCAGCTTCCAGCGTGGCGCGGAGATCCTTGTTGCCAAGGAGCGCGAGAAAGCCGACACCGCCATGTTGATGGACGCTGACAACCAGCTGACCAAGTGGCAACAGCAGAACATGTACGGTGAGGGCGGCGTCTACACCCGCAAAGGCAAGAATGCCCTCGACGTCACCAACCAAACCCTGGGGCAGTTCGAGCAAGCCCAAGCCGAGATCGCCAAAAACCTGACCAACGATGCGCAAAAAGCGCGCTACGCCCAGATCGTCGCCAGCCGGCGCAACTCGCTATCCAACGACCTGAATCGGTACGAATACACCGAGCGCCAGAACTATTATGGCCAGGTTGAAAAAGGCCAGCTTGAGACATCCATGCAGGGCGCCGCACTGGAATACCAGGACCCGTCCAAGGTTCAGCAGTACCGGCAGAAGATTGATGCCGTTCTGGCGAGCCGCGCCGAACGTCTGGGGCTTTCGCCCGAGGCCGCCCAGGCCGAACGCCTTGAGACGAACAGCGGCATGTCCACGGCGGTTATCCAGCGCATGCTGGTTGACTCCCCGCAGAAGGCCAAGAGCTATTTCGAATCCTTCAAGGGCACCATGACCGCCGAGGACCAGATCCGGGCGAGCAGCGGCATTGACCAGGGCTTCCGCCGTCTTGAAGCTGAAGCACGTCAGCGGCAGGTCGAGGCCCGCCAGATACAGGCCATCAACCGGATGGAGCTGAGCAGCCGTGTGCAGGATGCCAGTGCGGCCTACTCGCAGGGCCTGGACTTCGAAAATCCACCGAGCTTTGCCGACTTCAAGGCTGCCTATGGTGACAAGGCTGACGAGCAGTACAAGTCCTTCGCCAAGATCCAGGAAGTGGCACCAGCCATCCGCGAGTTCGCCACAGCATCGCCAGAAGAACGCCAGCAGATCCTGACCAAGTTCCAGCCAGGCAAGGACGGCATCGCCACCGAAGGCTTCAAGGAAGACTCCCAGCTCTACCAGCACCTGACCGGGGTAGCTGTGGGTCTGATGAAGCAGCAGCAGACCGACCCAGCGGCCTATGCCGCGAAGTACAGTCCGATCGTGCAGCAGGCTTTCGCCGTGGCCCAAGAAGAAGGCACGCCCGAGGCGTATCAGGCCTATGCAGTTGCTACAGTCGCCGAACAGCAGCGCCTTGGCGTGGCGCAACCTCAGTTGTTGCCTAAGCAGGCTGCTGACCAGTTGGCCGCCAACTTCAATCAGCAGGTTCAGGGCGGCGAGAACGCCGCGACCCTGATCGAGCAGCAGGCTCAGTTGTGGGGTAAAGACTTCCCGTCAGTGCTCCAGCAGGTTGGCGACAAACTGCCGGCCGAGGCCCAGGTAATTGCCACCGGCCTGCCGAAGGATATCGCCGAGCGCATGGCATCGGTTGCGTCCATCCCGAACAAGGACTTGGATATCGGTCTGCAAAAAGGGCAGAAGGACGAAATCAGCCAGAACATCCAGCAAGCCATGGCGCCATTCGCCGAATCGCTTCAGGGTCAGGCCGGTGCAACCAGCACCTATAGCACCATGTACAAAGCGGCATTGCGCACGGCTACGTCATACGTGCTCCAGGGCGAGAGCCCCAAGGACGCAGCACAGCGCGTGGTCGATGGCATGGTCAACGACAAGTATGACTTTTTCGGCACCTACCGCGTACCGAAAACCCTGGACACCAACGCCGTCAGCCGCGGCGCCGAGCGGGCGCTACAGACCATCAAGCCTGATGAGTTGATGTTGCTGCCTGGGTTCGAGGGCGTGACCGATGAGGAAAACGCCAACCAGTTGATCAACGCCGTGAAGTCCGGCGGACAGTGGGTGCCGACCAATGACGAAAGCGGCCTGGCCCTGACGCTCAACGGATACCAGCTTCTGGGCAAGGACGGCAAACCGATCATTCGCACCTGGGATGACCTGCAGTTGAAGGGCTTGCAAGAGTCGGGCACCTACCGCGTGGCCCCGATGGGGATCATGCCATGACGATCTTTGCGGGCGATGCACCGGTCCTGCGCCGGCGGACGATGCTCGACATCCCGGCAGATGCTGGCGAGGTATTTGGGTCAGGTTTTGATAATGACCTGTCTCAGACCCCGTCAGCCTCCCTAATCCGCATGGAGGAACTGGCCGAGCAGGAACAAGGCCGATCCATGGTCATGGGGCCGGAGTCCTACTTGGCCCCTGATGCTGGCCGCGCCGCACCAGACACGCCAATGCTTGATGCTCAGGCCGCACGGGACCGCGTTGCCGGCATGGGCTTGGACATCAAGATCCCCGACCAGGGTATCCGCGAAGGGGCGCTGGAGGTACTGGTCAATCGACACCGGGAGCAGGCAGCACGCCAACAGGTAGCCGCTCGAGCAGCAAATGGCACGCTACCCGCCAGGCTTGCCGCTGGCCTGGCCGCCTCATTACTGGACCCGCTGAACATCGCGTCCGCATTCGTACCCGTGGTTGGCCCTGCGCGGTATGCCTCGATGCTCGGGCGCGCATCTGGCCCGCTGGGCCGCGCCGGTATTCGTGCTGGCGTTGGCGCGGTGGAAGGCGCTGTGGGTGCCGCCATCATTGAGCCGTTGCCGCTGATTGCTGCGAACATGGACCAGACCGAGTATGGCCTGTCCGATTCCCTGGCCAACATTGCCCTCGGCGGTGTTCTGGGCGGCGGCCTGCACAGTGTTGGTGGGGCGGTATCCGATGCATTGCGCCGACGGATTGCAACCGAAACACCTGCGGTCGATACCGTGCTGAACACAGCCGATCGTCAAACCCCAGCGCCTTCCTCGCTGCGTGCTGCTGACTTCGACCGTCTGTTCGACCAAGACCCTGAAACAGCACTCAGGACAACCCTGGCCCGGCAACTGGAGGCCGACAGCGCAAACCTGTACCGCAATGCCCAGCGCCAGGCCATTGATGAGATCCGCCCGACGCTGACCGGTGAGCGGGTTGGCAATGTGGCCGACCTGTATACCGAGCGCCTGTCACTGACCCAGCAGGCCATGAAGCTGGACGACTCATTCAGGGACGTGGCGAAACAGTTCCAGGGCCAGGGCCTGACACGTAAGCAGGCCGAGCGTGCCGCCCGGGACAGCATCGCCGTGCAGCGTGAGCAGATCGGCGCCCGCCAGGCCGAAATCAACACCACGCTCGAGCGCAACCGGGCAGGTGAGTTTGATCGGCGTGACCTTGGCCTGATCGAGCGCGGCGAAGTACCGGAACGCCTGAAGCCACAGATCGAGGCCAGGGCCAAGCAAATCATGCAGGGCTACCAGCAGCGCCCGCTCGGCGCAGCCATCAGCACTGCACGGGAAACTGCTGAGTCCGCCGACTGGACCGTGCGTGACAGTGCACTGCGTAGTGCCGTGGCCCAGGCCGTGAGCGGGCGCGATATCGACGTGAATGCCCTGTTTGACCTGGAGGCCCCAGCCAAGTCAGGCGCAGCGATGGAATACGTCAAGCGCCCGGCATCCAGGCGCACCGATCCTGAAGGCCAATCCGAAAGCCTGCGCGCCGATGGCCAGGCCAAGTCCGACACACAGGACGAACTCGAAACAGCCCAACAGGCATTCGATGAGGACGAAGCGCTGGTCAATGAAATGCTCGATCAGCTCCCCGAGCAGGACCGGGCCGCCGTGTTGGCCGCCGGCCGTGAAGAGGCCGACCTTGCCATTGCCCAGGCTGAGCGGGCCGAACGCTATTCGAAGGCATATCGAGCCGCTGCCGTGTGCGACATAAGGAACGGACAATGAACCCTTGCCTTGATGCTGTACGGGCCGCCGCTGGCGACCTTGAAGACCAGGAACTCGTCGAGATTTTCGAGTTGTTGCGCGGGCGCACCAAGGAAATCATGGCCAGGGAGGGAGCTCTGGGCATGGAGCAGGCCACATTGAAGGCTGCCGACGAGCTGGGCAGACAGGCGCAACAGGCCGCCCTGATCGAGCGCCGCAACGCGCTGATAAATCTGCTGAGTCGGGCAAAAATTGTTGCATTTGTGCGCAGCAACTTCGCCGACCGCCCCGACCTGGGCATTGAATCTCTGCTGGTTGGCACCAACCTTGCCAGGCAGGGTTCGCGCCTGTCGGTAGCAGCGGAGCAAAAAGCCCTTGGCGATGCCTACATCGGCGGTCTGATCCACGACCTGGAGAGCAAAGACCTGACCGCCGTGCTCGCCAACGGCGGGTCGGACATCGATATCGCCGATGCCCTGTGGAAGATCGGCAATGACCTGGACACCTCGAAGCTGAACGACCATGTGGTCGATATCGCGCGGATCATCCAGAAATACCAGGAAGCCGCCCGCATTGATGCGAACCGGGCCGGGGCCAGCATTGGCAAGATCCCTGGCTATATCGCACGCCAGAGTCACGACAGCGAGAAGATCGGCGCCGCCGGCTATGACAAGTGGGCCGCCGACATCCTGCCACGCCTCGACCCGAAGACCTTCGACGGTGTCATCAATGAGGCCAGCTTCTTGCGCGGCGTCTATAACGGCCTGGTCACCGGCAACCACCTGAAATCAGCAGACGCCCCAAAGCCCAATGGGTTCAAGGGCCCGGCCAACATCGCCAAGAAGATCAGTCAGGAACGGGTCCTGCACTTCAAGGACGGCGTGGCGTGGCACGAATACAACCAGCAATACGGCACCGGAAACTTGCGCGAGGCCGTGTTGCGCGGGTTGGATCTGTCCGGGCAGAACACCGCGATCATGCGCCGCCTGGGAACCAATCCCGAGGCCAACCTCGAAATGGCAATGGATGTCATCGCGTCCGACCTGGACAAGGCCGGCGACACCACGGCATCGACCAACTTCAAAACCGCCCGGGAGACCATGCTCAAGAATCGGTTCGCTGAGGTGAGCGGCCAAACCCGCATCCCGGGCAATGCCTGGGCTGCCAGGATATCGGCCAACGTCCGGGCCTGGCAGTCGCTGTCAAAGCTGGGCGGCGCGCTACTGTCTAGCTTCACCGACCTGCCGGTTGCCGCGAGCGAAATGCGCTATCAGGGCAAGAGCTTCTTGGGTTCTCTGGGGGAAATGACCGCCGGCTTGGTCAAGGGGCGCGGAAGCAAGGAACAGAAGGAGATCCTGTCCAGCTTCGGCGTGTATGCCGACTCAATGCGAGGGGAGATCATGCGGCGGTTCTCTGCCGATGACTCGGTTGGCGGGAAGATGTCGCGGGGGATGTCGCTGTTCTTCAAACTGAATGGGCTGTCCTGGTGGACTGATGCCAACAAGGCCAGCGCCGGCCTGATGATGGCCCACAACCTGGCCCAGAACAAAGGCCGGGCGTGGGGTTCGATGGATTCAAACTACCGGCGTGCCCTAGAGCTGTATGACCTTGACGCCGGCAAGTGGGACCTGCTGCGTGGTATGGATACCAAGATGGCCGATGGCAGGGATTACATGACTACCGACGGCATCGGCTCCATTCCGGACGAGAAAATCAGCGCCTACTTGGAATCACAGGGCCGGAAGGTATCCGGTGCGGCGATCCGCGAGACCCGTGAAGGTCTGGAGCGCAGTCTGCGCACCTACGTCAACGACCGGGTGAGCTACGCGGTTCTTGAGCCGGACGCCCGCACCCGGTCGATCCTGAATCAGGGTACGCGACCCGGCACCATCCCTGGCGACCTTCTGAGATTCGTTACCCAGTTCAAAAGCTTCCCCGCTGCGTACATGCAAAAGACCCTGGGGCGCGAGCTGTACGGGCGCGGGTATGCGCCGACGCCGCTGGGTGAAGGCTACCGTGGAAGCAAGGACCTGATCGCCGCCATGCGCAACGGGAACGGAGAAAAGCTGGCACTTCTTCAGTTGGTCCTGTGGACAACGGCATTTGGGTACATCTCCATGGCATCCAAGGATGCAATCAAGGGCAGGGAGCCGAGGAGCCCTGACGATCACAAGACCTGGATGGCCGCCATGGTACAGGGCGGTGGTTTCGGGATTTTTGGCGATTACCTGTTTGGTGAGGTGAGCCGCTTCGGCAACAAGCCGCTGGAAACCATGGCAGGCCCTACGCTGGGCACCTTGGCCAGCGTCGGCGACCTTTGGAGCAAGATCCGCTCAGGCGATGATGCCGCCGCCTCGTCCTTCAATCTGGCGCTGAACAACACGCCATTCCTGAACCTGTTCTACACCCGCATCGCCTTGAATCACCTGTTCCTCTATTCAGTCCAGGAGGCAATGAATCCGGGTTCGCTACGCCGCACCGAACAGCGAATCCAGAAAGAGAACGGACAGCAGTTCCTGATCAGGCCGTCCCAAAACTACGCCGACCCACTGGGCATTGCCCGGTAGATAAACCCAACCCCATCGAGCCCGCCACTGAGCGGGCTTTTTTTCGTCCAGAGAAAAGGAGTCACGACAGTGACCGTACCAACTCTAAACAGCGTCGCCGAGTTCGCAACGAATGGGGTAACGACCAATTTCCCGTTCTTTTTCAAGTTTCTGGCAAACGAGGATCTGGTAGTCACCTATGTCAATCCGGAAGGCGTCAGTGCAGTTCTGACTTACGGATCTCAATACACCGTCAATGGCGCTGGCGATGAGGATGGCGGCAGCATTGTGACCACAACCGCCCTGGCTGGACCTGGCCAATTGGTTGTTTCCCGAGAAATGGACGCCTACCAGCAGACCTCTCTGCGCAATCAGGGGAAGTTTCTGGCTGAGACCCATGAAGACGTATTCGACAAATTGACGATGCTGATCCAACAGGGGTTCTCCATCTTCAAGAGGGCTCTGGTGCGCCCTTATGGTCGAGACTACTACGATGCTGAGGGCCGCAGGATCGCCAACGTAGCCGACCCTGTCGATGCCCAGGACGCCGCGACAAAGGAGTCGGTAGAGCAATACGTCGCAGGTATCTTGGAGACCGGCCAGGGGCCGATCAACAATGCGGACAATATCGTGTTTGCCCCTGCAGGTGGAGTTGTAACTACCGTCGGCAACAAACTGCGCGAGCTTGTCAGTGTCACCAACTACAACGGCAGCCTGCGCAATGCACTTGCAACCGGAGCAATGGTCCGGGTGCCAGCGACAGTTTCCACGTTGTCGTTATCCGCCGCCGACTCTCCATTTGTGCTGCCGAACCTTTACCGGGTAAGCGCCGAGGGCGATCTCACCATTAATCTGGAGGCGGGCGTTCACACGACTGCTACCGGCGATATGTGCCGTGTAGGTGTCCGCAACTCAACCATCAAATTGGATGGCGTAACGCCCACTGAAACCAAGGCCACAGCAGTCACCGCAATCACTGGCACGGCTGGCGATTGGTCCATTACGTACAACCTTGTCAGCGCTGCCGGGGTAGAGGTTGGCGATTTTGCCAAGCTGTTCGACGTCGGCCCTCTTCCCATTTTGATGGGCGATAACGCCGCAAGCACCATCTTGCGCAACTATCCGTTGATGGGCGAGCTTTATAACCCTGCACGGGTTAACGCCGGTAGCGCCACAATTTCCCAAGGCGGAGCCTCAATCTCGTTTGCTGGCGTAGGAGCCAACTTCCTGACCAGCATGCTTCCTGGCGACTTGTTCACCATCAAAGGGCAAACCGAAGTCCTAGCCACTGTCACCGCTGGCGCGGCAACTATCAGCGGTGTGTGGGCGAACGGTGGCGTAGCCAGCTCGACCGCGTTTTACGTCACCCGTGCGAACGCTGGGACCATTGGGACCGGTGGCGTGGCTAGCGCAACCGTGACCGGTGTAGGGAGTTCTTTCCTAACTCAAGGCAATATCGGCGACGTGCTTTTGGTTCGCGGTCAGATGGTCAAGATTATCGGCATAGCTTCAGATTTGTCGCTGACCCTCGACAAAACCATCAATATCGCCAACGGTTCGCCGTATAGCATTCTTCAGTCAGCCGCCGCGCTTCATGGGGGCGTGCATGAGGTTACCGCTGTATCCGGCAATCAGGTAACTCTGCGCAACCGCTGCACACCTAAGCCGCCTATCAATGGCGTTTCGGTCGATGAGTTCCGAATCATAAAAACTATCCTGAAGCAGAGCGGGACGGGTGACGGCTTCGTCTTCGACCAGAACGGATCACTACGCGAAGTTAACAACGTGGTTATTACGGGGCCAGGGAACAGCTCTGCGCCGGTCGGCATCTTGTTGCAAAGCCGAGTCCCAAGTGAGACATCGGAGGGCGGCGTATCGTTTGGCGATGTAACCCAGCACGGTCTACGCGGAACCGCTCTTTTCGGTGAAAACGTAGGCGTTACCCGCTTCGGCCGAGGCGCCATGGTCGGCCACGGTTGCTTACTGAATGCTCGTAAAGTTGCATTCACCAACAACCTGGAGATTGGCGTGTGGGCGCTTGAGGCATCGATCGCCAACCTACGCCGCTGCATAATTACCAGTGGCAGCAACGGTTTGAACGTCAACCCTGGCGCTACGGCAAAAGTTACTGAAATGATTGCGTGCGGCTGCGGGGGGGACGGAATTCGAACGGAGGCGGGCGCAGTCGTTTACGGCGAGGGGCCGGCGTCGGTAGCGAATGAGGGGATGAACTACCGTATTCTCGACAGTCACCTCGCGCACTTCACTGATGGTGTAAGTCTTCTGGCCGGTCTTTCTGGTTTCTATCTGGCAGGCGGCAGCGCCAGGCTGGACCGTGAGGTTGTCGGGGCTTCGTCCCGTAGCGGCATTGAAATGGTAGAAGACGCCCACGTAATGATGGACAAGGGATGGGTCAGCGGGACGTCAAACACTGGCGGCCAGGGTTTCGGAGTTAACCTCGGCAACGGTTGCCGATTCTCTGCCTCTAACACGTCGGTACGGGCAAACAATTCCACTGACATTTTTGTTTCTTCGGCGGCAATAGCTGCGGAAGCTACCTTGCTCACTTGTCATTACGGAACTTTTGCCGGGGTTGATCGGCTCAATAGCCCGACCGGCAAAGGTAACGTAGTGTGGGATGGAGCCGAATCTGACACAGGCTCCTCCGTGCCCACAATCAGCTCATCGGGTGGCGCTATCGGCTCGGTGACTGCAGTCGGCCTGAACTGGACCCGCGACAAGGACCGTTATGAGTTTGACGCGCGCGTCACAGTCACGACAGTTGGTGCGGGGTCAGGATACTTGACTATGACGCTACCTTTCACGGCTGCCGCAAACACCGCCGTGACCGGGATTAACCAATCGACGGGCGTTGGTATCACTGGCTATGCAAATGGCACAGAGCTTCGGTTGTTTTCCGCTGCCGGTGCTTTTCCTGCTGCTAACGGCAACATCCTGTTGGTTTCTGGAGTCGTCAGGGTTTGATGACGCAGCCGGCGGCCAGATCTCCGTAGCTTGGGCCATCCGTAACCGTGTGCTCGATGGAAAGGCTAAGTCCTGGTGGGGCGAGGGCTACGCCGGCGTCTGCCTGAAGCCGTACCAGTTCAGCTGCTGGAACAAGAACGACCCGAACTATCCCTACCTGAGCTGCGCCAAGCCGATCCCGTCGAAGCAGCTCACCCAGGCGCAGCGGGCGGCGGATCTGGTGATCTCCGGCGCCGAGCCCGATATCACCAAGGGAGCAACCCACTACTACGCTACGACCATGCCGAAGGCGCCGGCCTGGGCCAAGGACGCAACCCAGACCTTCCGACTAGGGGACCACATCTTCTTCAAGGACGTGCCATGAATCCCGCCACGCTGAAGCTGATGATCGCCGGCGTGGCCGTGGCGATGATCCTGGCCATGAGCGCGACATGGAAGGTCCAGGACTGGCGCTACGGCAAGCAGTTGGCAGAGCGGGCCGGACTGCACCAGTCAGACCTGGACAAAATCAGCAGTGCGGCCGCAGACCAGACCCGGGCAGAGCAGGATAAGCGCCTGGCCCTGGAGCAGCGCCTGTCGGCCAGCGAACAAACCCACCACAAGGAACTGAGCGATGCTCAAACGAATCAGGCTCGCCTGCGCGATCGCCGTGCTACTGCTGATTTGCGGCTGTCAGTCCTCCTCGAGGATTCAACCGGTGGCGGCTCAGTGCCTGCCGCCGCCGGCGCCGTCGGCGTGGTTCATGGCGCCCGTCGAGCCAAACTTGACCCAGCGCATGCTCAACGAATTATCGCTATCACCGACGACGGCGACCGGGGCTGATCGCGCTGAGGGCCTGCCGGGCGTATGTCAGGGAGTTGGGCAGGTAATCTTCTTGTGCAAAGGTTGGGTCTGGGCGAGACCTGAGCATCGAACTGAAGTACCTGGTATCGAATACTGCAGGTCCACCCTGATCCGCCGCTAGTTGATCTTGAGGAACGCAGTCCGCATGGCTAGTATGTTTGTATAAGTTTTGTACAAAATGTACGGGTATAAGCACCATGACGCCCTTGGATAAGATTCTCGCTTGGCATCAAAACTGGTCCATTTTGAATGGAACTGTAAGGTGCAAGCGCTGCGGCGGGGTGCAGCAAGAGATAGATAGATCACTGCAATTTCCTCATTCCCCAGCGTGCACTATGTTCGGTGCAACCATCCAGCCATGGGTGGCGCTGGACGATGTAAAGCCAAAGCCTGTCGTTGATAGTCATGAGGAGTTCACTCCGGTGCCATCAGGACCGCAAGCGCCATCTTGATGAACTCCTCGTTCTTATCGATCGTGTCCAGGGCGCCCCGCACATTGTCGGCGACTTCGGCGGAGCCGTGCTGCTCGACCCAGTTGGAAAGCTCCATGATGGCCGCCTCAAGGGCAAGCTGGTTCTCGTTGATCTTGAAGAGCAGGGAAGGGAGAAGGTCAGAGTTCGGCATGCGCGATTCCTTTGTTTACGAAATCAGCGTAGCAGCTCGAGGGGGGATGATCGGTCGGTAGGACGCCGTGGAGGGGAAACCACTGTAGGAATATCCAACGCTAAGTTATTGATTCTTATAGGGGGATTCGGCGATTTTGTTGAACCTTAAATATCATATTTTTCTTTTTTTAATCAATAGGTTAGAGTTGTATCACGGTCACCTTGACATGGTGGGGGTCGTTGGTTCGAGTCCAATCGCGCCTACCAAACAAAATCCGCTCTGCTGGGCGGTCTAGAGGGGCTCACCGAAAGGTGGGCCCTTTTTTGTTGTCTGCGATTTGCAAAACGATCCACTGCTCAGGGCATCAGGCGGGGTAGGAGTGGGCGAAGAAAATGGAATCGATGGTGAGGGCTCCTATGACACGGGATCCTCGTCATTTGATGAGGGTTGTCAGTCATTTATTGATGGTGGCAGTGGGATTATCTCGTCGGATAGCGATGAAGAAGACGAGTAAATGGTTGTTGGCAGAGGAAAGAGGATCGGGAAACTAGGACGGACAACGATTATGACGAGCTGATAAAAAGATGAGCCAAATCGCGGTCTTCCCTTCGGTTTTCATCAACCTTTCCTGATGGAAATAAATCTGTCCCCTTTTTGGTCCCCTTTTTGGGTCCCCTTTTTGCCGGTCCCCTTTTTGCCGGTCCCCTTTTTGCCTGCGGCCAATGGCGCTCGATGCTCTCTTTTGCGTAGATGGACAGACGCTCGTAGCCGTTCACGCCACCGCAACCGGGCATGGTTCCCTTCCAGCTCGACCCAGGCGCGGATGTCGCAGCGGCGCGAGCAAACCCAGCCACCGTAGTGGCATTGGTGGACTTCACCTTTCGGCTCAGGGTGATAGGCGAGGCCGCCTTTCCACGATGGCGAGCCGCGCAGCTTCAGCCCGCAACATCGGCAAACAGCTTGTGTGTCGGTGCAGTTGTGCATTACGACTCCAGTGTTTGGTTGATCCAACAAAATTCGCAATGCACTCATCCGCTCCGCTGGTTGCCGTTGGGCGCGGAGGGCATTTGAGCTGCGTCGATAGGTATGAGGGGTTGACGCTCGTGTTTCTGCTGCTATGACGCCGTCATCTTTTTTGGATGATTTAGATATGCGATTTATTTCAAAAAGCGGTTATCTGCTGGCTTTTGTTGCGCTAAGTAGCGTTGGACAGGTTTCGTTTCCGACCAATGAAAGCGCATCTACTGCTGTGAATGTCGTTGCGATCGGCCGCATGTGTGCGGAGTTGAAGCCCGAGATGAACTACTCGGTGCAGAACTTGCTCAGCGTGCCCGATCGCGGGGTGAGCCCAGAGCTAAAGGAAGAAATCGCCAAGATCGATGCCGACCCGGCCCGTCAGGATGAAGTCATGACGACAAAAATGCACATCGCTGGGGACCCGTTAGCAATGAAGTACCTCTGCCCATTCTACTTACCGAAAGAGGCGAAATAACGGCCTTGATCCTAAGGTGCACAGGTCGTTTTTTTCTCCGCATTGGGGAGTGATCTGCGCTTGTCATCGCAAGGACGCCCATTCAGTACCGGCTCAAGGCCTCAGCGTGCTGACAACACGCCCGGTATGGAGTCGCCTTTCCAGATCGCACTCCGATGCGGCCTGGTGCTGGGGAGGACCAGGTGCTAGGGCAGTTAACGACAGGCTGTCGTGGTGCTGGTTGTTCAGAATGGTTCAAGGACCGTATGATCTGAACGGTGTCTTGGTTTCACGCTGAGACTCACCTCCTTTGAAGGACATGAGCATGGGACAGTATTTCGGTAATTCAGGCCTATTCAAGGCTGCTTCGTATTTCAGCAACGAGCTTCTGGTCAGCTGCATCACCAGCTGGGAGCTGAAAAATATTGCTCTAAATACGAAGGAGTTTTTGATATGTCCAAAGAACTACTCGGAGTTTCTGCTCTAGGCTTGATGGTGGTCGGTGAGTTCTGTGCAATCTACAGTGAGGTGGTAGTCGCCAAACTTGCGCAGACAGGAAGTGCCTCGTGGGGAGCAGTCAGTTTCCCTTTGGCACTGATGTGTTTTGCAGGGATTTGTCTACTGGCGGCATATTGGCTTGGATACGTTGCAGTCGGTGATATCTGGATCGTCACTGTGGTATCAGTCACCTCCTTGTTGCTTCTTGAGCCCGTAGTTGTGTGGTCTCTGTTCCATGAGACACCAGGGCGGGGAGCACTTATTGGCTTCGTTCTGGGGGCCTTGGGTATGCTGTCCACTGCATTGCTTTAACTCACCTTTTTGGCCCAGCATCTAGTTGCTGGGCCAATTCGTTACGACCCACATTGATTTTCCCGTCTGGCCCTGTCGCCAAGGCCAGCCAGTGAAATCTGTTGTCTCCACCACGCGCATCGCCGGAGTCCTCTCGCTGCCCGCTGCCGCATCTGGCGTCACATCGGGTGGCTTGCGTGGTTTCGCGTACTCACATGTGGGAGTACGGCCAGTTCCAGAGCTGGCATGGACTGGTGCTACTATCTGTGCTCCAGGGGAGGGTGTTCGATGGATTTCGATTTGCTTTCGCATGAATTGAGAAAGGCTTTTGCTCAGCTAGACGTCACCGAAAAACAGGAGGCCGCCAAGGCGGAAAAGCTTCAGCGTAAAGCCAATCGTGCAGCCCGTCGCAAGGCTGCCAGGAGGAAGCCGGTAACCGTTAAGGCAACTCAGCAGCCCTTAGCAACAGCAGCCTGTAAAGATTGCGGCAAGCTGACAACTCCTGACCCTGAGCTTTATTTTTTGCCGGTTCAGTGTCAGCACTGTCGACAACTCTCGGAAGCCATTGACCTGGGCATTCGCAGTAAGTCGTCTACTGAGTTTGCATCGGTAAGAGTTATTCCTGGCGGCGCACCAGGACTCGGCAAGCGTAAGTAGTGCTCTCCCACTTCCCAATGCACCTCTTGTTGGAGAAAGCTTCGCGAGTAATCGCTCAAGCTCGCTTGCACGTACCACCTTGTCAGAGGATCGATCAGGCTTTGGGAGTGCGATATCACTCACGGGGTTGTGAATGTTGATCAGCAAGCCGTGTTTAGCAAATCGATAGAAGCGTGACATGAATGCGAGCTGCGTTCTGCACGTGGACGGCTTGACCTTCTTCAATCGCATGATCTTGAAGTCATTGATCATCTGCGGCGTGATTTCATGAATAGGCTATGTGAAATGCTTGCCTCTAGGCTCAACGATCTTTAGGGAGTGGTTGTAGCTTCCTTTACCCTTGAGCATGGTTTCGCAGTAAACCATCCCGAGCGTATAGAAGGTGTGGTGCTTGCGGTCCAACGTCACGGCTTCGATTTGTTTCGCCCATGACTCTGCTTCAGCCTTGGTGCTGAAGGTTTTCGACTGGGGAGATTTGCCTTTAACCCGTACCTGAGCATTCCAGTTGCCGGACGGAAGTGAGCGGAATTTTGCCATTGTTGACGCCTCATAGATGTGAATGGGCGTTCTGTGAAGTCCAAGAGCAGCAGGGGTAGGAGCCTGCTCCAGCAGACCTTGACATGGTGGGGGTCGTTGGTTCGAGTCCAATCGCGCTTACCAAACAAAATCCGCTCTGCTGGGCGGTCAAGAGGGGTTACCGGAAACGGTAACCCCTTTTTGCTTTCTACGATTTGCAAAACTTTTGCAAACGCCCACCTCAGAAAGCCAATTCGGCGCTCACCCCAACATAGTCGATCGCCTTCTCGCCATGTCCCTCTTGGTAGTGCTTCGTCATCTTCTCGTCCGCGTTGCCCAGCAGTGCCTGAATGTATTCCTGCGGGAAGTTCTGCTGCTCGTACAGTCATGCTCCTAAAGCGCGGGTCTCGTGAAAAGTGGGGGCGCTCACCGGCCGACACGTTGTTGTAGGGCATTGCTCTGGTCTTTCAGCTTGATCAGCTGCTGGCGGAGTTGGCCGGCGTCTTCCATCTATTCCTCGGTCATAATTTCGAAGTGTTCGGCCGACTCCCACGGGGATGGGATGATGTTAGTAACCCAGTCGTGCCAATGCTCGATACTTTCGCCACGCGTGATGCGTTCCTGCTTAAGGCGTTCGCCTAGGTCGCGCAGCTCCCGCACGCGCCTCTCGGCATCCTCTTTGCTGAGGCAGGGATACTCTTCGCCCGGGCCAACGCTGTGGATCGCCCCAAGCTCAACCTTCGGCTCCGCGAGTGCCTGTCGAAAACGCAGACTTCCTGGTCGAGTGAGGGCCCGCCCTTGGCAATATCTGGATAGCTCTCTAACAAAGCTAGCGCTCGCTCGACCATACCGCGTTCGATGGTTACCACTTCAGCGGCAGACGGAGGTGGGGCCGTCAGGGCTTCGATGATCCGTTCTATTTCAGACATGCGAATTCCTCGCCCGACGTAAACCGACAGGTATGAGTAAAGGGGACAGATTTATTTTGTTTTCGCTGCATTAGAAGCGTCTATAAAAGATCAAAGTTCATAGAAAGGCAGTAATGACAGATGCTTGCTGCTTGCAGGAATAAATCAGTAACCTTTCGGTTTTGTTCGGCTCCATCCGTTTCCGGGCTGGAGCCGTCGTTCAAGCTTGCCCTTGATAAAAGGTGATAGTCTCTTTTAATGAATCTGAAAATCCATAAATATCATCGAGTGAGCTTATAGGGTGTCGAGTTTCATTTTTATCTTTGTCAAAGACACCTAGATATTTTTGAGATCTGTTGAAGTGAAGTCTTGCAATTGGTTTTCGGTTGTTATCATCCAATAAGATGCCGAAATAGCTTTGGGTGTCTCGATGTGCAATACGCTTTGCGTCGATTACCGTGCGGACTATGGCTTTTATTATATGGAAGCCCTCTAATTCCTCCACTGTCGTAAGAACTCTATCTTCAAGTGCGTCATTTGTTTCTGGTTGAGTTTCGGATACAACCAGTTCAGCTGGGGTAGGTAGCGGTACACCGCTGATTGCAGATTTCAAGCGATCGTTAATTTGATCATTCAGAAACTGAGCAGCGGCTTTTTTGGTTAGGAGCGCAAACTGTTCTCTCACCTTTTGAGTGATCGCGCCTTCGTAGATTCGAGAGGCAAAGAAACGCACAAAGTCATCGTCGGGCTGGGTAAGTTGGGAGGCCATTTCCCTTTTTATCTGGCCTACGTATTTTAATTCGCCTGCTGCATTGATTATTGATTCAACGTCGAATGCTGACTTAGTGAGCTTTTGTAATTCTGGAACTACGTGTTCATCAATATCTAGAAGGTCTATTTCTAAAAATGGTTTTTCATCCATTTTATTAGGGGCGTCTAAATCTGTGAAGAATCTATAATATCTTCCATTAGTTAAGATTGAGATTCTGGCGGTTGTTACATGGAAGTATCTAAATAATTGGCTGGCGTGGTTTATGTGTAAAAGATTCGCCAATTTTTTTGGTTTCAATAAGTATTTGTATCTGGCCGTTCTTTAAAATGGCGTAATCTATTTTTTCTCCCTTTTTTGTACCAATATCACAAATATATTCAGGAACGACTTCGGATGGGTCGAAAACATCGTAACCAAGTACTGTATGAATGAAGGGCATTACAAACGCGGTTTTAGTTGCTTCCTCGGTTTGGATCGTTGACGCTAACTGGCTCACCTTCGCCGACATTGCATTCAAGCGCTCTAAAAATTCCATTTTCCTAGCTCCGCTGCACGTTCGCCCGATCGGGCTTATGGAGGCCTAACGCTACTACTTGTTAGGTCTATCGAATACTGGATTTTCGTCCATGCTGGATGCCCGGACAGCGACGCTCAAGTGCGCGGCGTCGCATATCGCTTTAAGGTCTTGAAAATCTTGTAAAAAGGAACGGCATGCTTATTAGGTGGACTGATTGCCAGTAAGCCCAAGCTCTTTCGTACTGTCGCTGGAGCCCGCCCGCGTCTAATACGAACCACGCAGATCCTTATCGCAAAATCCTACACAAACCTCGGAAACCCTCACCTTGCCGTCCCAGCAGAACGAATCCTATAGTCCTTCCGTCGCCCGGTGGCGACTCGGGTTTGGCGACTCGATGGAATGAAGTAGACCTTTTCCGTTGAATTGAGGTACTACCCATGAATCGATACATGCCCATCACTGGCATCGACCTTATCCCTGCAACGCTGCTCATCGACACCGAAGCCCCCCTCGACGTCCTTTTCGAAACCGCCGATTACCGCATTCGCACCGTTACCCAGGTTCTGGAAAATATTGCGTTTCGCTCGGATATCAGTTCGGACGCCGTAGTGCTCGCCGACTTTTGCAAACTCCTCACGACGTCGCTACGCGACGGGTGTGACGTGATGGATGTGATCGGTAGGCGGTTGAGGGCGCAGGCGACTGGTTAGAAGAATGGGCGACTTGAGTCGCCCATTTCATGAGGTTTGGGTCGGTTGAATGACGGTCCTACCTGATGGTCGTAATCCACCGATTTTTTGCAGTGAACGGAGGACAGACCACGATAATGAGACGGGTCGATTACAAGTGAACTCAAATCGTGGTCTGTCCCCAGTTTCCTCCTGGAGCTTTCACTAGAACTGGCGGCGGATGGCGCCGTCTAGTTTTCGCAGTTCTTCAGCGCCTTCGGATCCACTCGACTCCGTATTCAACGGCCGTGGGCGATATCTGCTTCGGCCTCGCCAATGAGATCATCGAGAGATACTCGAACAGGCGTTTCGTTGGCGTCGAGCCGTGCCTTGACCAGTTGGACGACTTCCAGTTCGTCCAGGCGCTCGACCATCGCTTCGTAGACGTTCGCCGGGACCATATAACCCATAACTCGGTTGTGGTTCAGTACGGCCACGGGCAAGCCGTTGGCACCGTTTAAGACGGAGGAGGGGTTTTTCTTGAGCTCGGATATGCTAACGGCCCCATCGGCCAGAATGTTTTGCATGGATCAGACTCCTATAGCGATATTTTTGTATATCCCTTGAAAGATAAAATCGACTGAAATGAACGCACGTTCGTCAATGTCGACGTAGTACAGCGGCTCACCCAAGTAGTTTCGAACTTTTCCGTCCTGGTGAATCCGACCCAAGGGGGCCCCATCGCTGCCATGGCCTTTGAAGACCAGATAGCGGCCGTTCGTGTAGTTGTACGGCATTAACGTTCCTTATTCCGGCCTGACATTGGAACCCCTGGTTTTGCCCATTCGCCGCACCCATCCATGACCCTTGCCCGCAACGCTATCAGGTCAGGACTGGCCATGCTCGGTTTCTTCTGGCGGCCGCTGGCACGCTCGAGATAAAGGCGTTTGAAGATGATGGGGCTAAACCCTGTAAGGCTCCCCGATAGCCAGTCGTGTTGACGCGACTGGCTAGCCAATAACCTGTACATGATTTATATTTTTGTACAGGTTTTGTAATGGGATGTAGGAAAAGTGACCCCCCTCGAAAAGCTGATCTCATGGCATGAAAACTGGGCTCTGCGCAGCCAGGTCGTGAAATGCAAAAGCTGTGGCGCCGAGCAGTCCGAGAACGATAAAGAGCAGGCGTTCATTCATGAGTCGACCTGTCTGAATGCGAGATTCGCCACCCAACCCTGGCAGGCGTTGGACGAGGTGAGAGAAGCTTATTGGGTTCCGCCGGAAACCTCGTCAATGGATTAGAGCGGGGGAAAATGAGCGTCGTGGTGCTGTCCCTGTTTCATATTGCCCCCGGCTCGTAGTGGCAAAGTAATGATGCTAAATTCTGCGCAGTCAACGTGTGCGCTCATCTGGCCCCGCGGGAATACTCGACCTCTCTCAACCATTCTGTGGATATGGACATCAATGAACAAAACCAAACTCTCGGTTGCGCTGTCCTGCGCTGTTGCCGTCGTGATGTTGAGCGGATGCGCTGCTTCTGTGAAAAGCGGCGGAACTGAAGCACTGGTCATCCAGGAGTCAGCCAAGCAGAACCTGGTCGTCAACTTCCAGGGAAACAGCAAGGTTGAACAGAACGAGGACTGGTCTCGCCTGAAGCAAGAATGGAATGACGCCCTGCAAGTGGAAGCGACTCGCGCGGGCTACCATCTTGCCGAAGCCCAGCCGACAAGCCTCGATGGCAAAGACGGTGTCGGGATCAAGATCAACGTGACCAACTTCCGTTACCTGACCCCAGGCGCACGTTACGGAGCCGGCGTCATGGTAGGCAATGCGTGGGTCAACTCCAGCGCAGATTATTCGGACTTGAAATCAGGCCGCCTGATTGGCACCCGGACCTATGACACGTCGTCGTCTGCTTGGGAAGGTGTCATGTCGGCCATGACCCAAAAGCAGGTTCAGGCTATTTCTCAGCAAATCATCAGTGACATCAAGAGCGCGAAAGCCAAGTAA